TTATAACGTCACTCCGCCTTTTAGTGGATTCAGAGCGACGGCGTTCTGCAGGTAGTCAGGCGCAAGGTGCGCATAGGTCATTGTCTGCTGAATGCTCGCATGCCCCAGAATCTGTTGCAGTGCAATTATGTTGCCCCCATTCATCATGAAATGGCTTGCGAATGTATGCCGCAGAATGTGGGTTGCCTGATTGGGAGGTATATCAGGTTTCACTCTGCGTAAAATCCCGCAAAACTTCTCATAATCTACCTTGAACAATTTGGCGCTGGCCTCCTCTTTAACTTTTTTCTCCAGTTCCTCAGAAATCGGCACTGTTCGCTTTTTACCGTTTTTGGTTTTCAGGAAGGTAACCCTGCAACTTGTAATCTGTGCTGGTTTTAGCGTGGCAACTTCCGTCCACCTTCCTCCAGTGCTCAGACATAAAAGCGCGACAAGTAAGTCATCACCAGTCAAAACATTTAGCAGTTTTTCGATTTCTGCTTTTTCCAGGAACGTCATTTCAGGGTTAGCCTCCGTCAGTGGCGGCAGTCCGTGAATTGGGTGTTGCCCGGAAAATTCATCCAATTGAATTAATTTTGTGAACATGCCGGATAATCGGTACATGTCGCGGTTTATCGTTGCAGCACTGATGCCATCACGTAGTCGCATGGAGCGATAATCCATCAAAGCCCTTTTGTTCATCCGACTCACTGGTATATCACCTATGCCGCTGATGGTTTTGAGCAGATGATTAAACTCTTTTGTCCCATGCTCGTGGTTTTGCCCGTGGTATTTCCACCAGATGTCGAGTAATTCTGTCAAAGTTCGGCGGTCTGCTCGCTGGCCTCCCCATTCTTTCTGACTGGCATTGGCGATTGTGTATCGCTCAAATGCTAGTGCTTCAGCTTTTCTTTCAAATTTCCTGCGGATGCGTTTTCCGTCGCGACCGCGAGGTCTAATGTCCACTTCATAGCGACCATCATCGAGCTTCTTAATTGCCATAAGAAAGCCCTCCGGCGCTGTATTCACCATCTTGGTGGCAAATGGTGAAAATGTAATTTTTATATAGAGTTAGCCAATCCTTTTCGCGGAGTGGTTGGATTCTGTTGACTCTGGCCCACTGTGCGCGAGAGCCGGTGCGATTTGTCCCGCTTCCGGCGCTGTTTTATCTGTCATGAGCCATAGTGTGTATTTTTGGAACTGAGGTGCATTGGTGACCTGCAACACAACTTGGATGCCAGGGTCTTGATGGCCTCCTTCGTAATTCTTTAGCGTTCCTAACGCTATGCCGCTGATTTCACTGAATTTTGCTTGAGTTAGCCCTTCCGATTGTCTTATTGCTCTTAATTTCTGTGCGATATTCATTTGACATAGTCCTGACTTAATGACTATATTCCCCGAAAAGGTCATTAATCCAGAACCTTTTCGGGCGTGAGTCCAGCGCCGCTTAAACGGTTCCAAGCGGTTTTTAAGGGGCTGGATCCTATGAGGGTAACATAGATGGAAGTTAATGATTATGTGATTAAGTACCCGCTTGATGCGGTACATGCGGAAAAGTTTGCAGATTTATTGGGTAAACCAAAAACCGCAGTTACAGAAATGATAAAGGCTAACAAGCTACCGGTTATCGAGCTTCGAGATCCAAATAAGCCGAAGGCCCGCGCCGGTGAGAAATGGGTTTTCATTCCAGAGTTTAATCGCGCTGTACGTGAGGCGTTTTATAACCGACCGGTTGAACAGCGTGATGCATGGCTTTTGTGGATGGGGTTGTGATTATGAATGAACCGCGTTGTATTGCTCAGTTACTGCGTAACGAAAGCCCCAGGGCGATTGACTTCACCATCACCCACGGGAAGGGACGCAAGGGAATCATTATCCGCACCAAAAAACAGAGTCCGTTAAAAAAGGCTCTGACCTTTCTGAAAAGCCGGAGGGTATGGAAATGACAGTGATGACGCTCAATCTCGTTGAAAAACAGCCAGCAGCTATGCGCCGGATAATTGGTAAGCATCTGGCCGTCCCTCGCTGGCAGGATACATGTGATTATTATAATCAGATGATGGAGCGCGAACGGCTAACAGTTTGCTTTCATGCGCAGTTAAAACAACGTCACGCAACGATGCGTTTTGAAGAAATGAACGACGTCGAACGTGAACGGCTGGTTTGTGCAATTGATGAATTGCGTGGGGCATTCTCAAAACGCCGTCAGGTTGGCGCAAGTGAGTATGCATATATTAGTTTTTTAACAGTCAGTCAGCGTCGTACTTTATTTATGCATGCCGGATTGACTGAAAAAGAATTCAACCAGCCATACTGGCGAATTAATGAAGAGTCATGTTACTGGCGTGATGCTTTATTCCGTGCATTACGTGAATTATTCAGTCTGTTTGAGTATGCACCGACAATTCTGACGTCGGTAAAACCAGAGCAATATCTGCATTAAGTAATTAACCAGAGTTTTTAACGCACTTAATCGTGCGGGGCTTCTTTTTGCCTGGAGAAAGTCATGCATACAGTTTCTGAAAATCAGTGCGGTAAATACGCATTACTGCTGCAACAGGCCAGAACCGAAGCACAGGCCGACGCTGCGACGCGCTTTTCTTCTCATCTTGACGCCATGATTCGCCACATAACAAAGGCGGAGTTATCCCGCGTGGAGATAGTCGAGCTGCTCAGTCAGGAGTCGGAAAAATTTCACAATATCGGATTGTCTCGCGGGGAGGTGCTTTGATGTCCTGTTCTCATTCAGTTGTATTACTGAATAACGCCTTAAAAATCGCCGTTATGGAAAATGGTGATTTGTCTCTTATTCAACTTTGTCTTGATAAAGAAAAACGCGACATAACTGAATCTGTTATCGCGATTTATCAGAATGAATTAAACCTCCTGTCTGATGTGGTCAATTTACTTGTTAAACGCGCTGTATTCCACAAGCAAATTTCCTCCGTGGATGAACTGACAAAATTAACGACAGAACTTGCCAGTTATTGCGCTGATGTATCCAGGAAACTTAACGATAAAAGGAGCTGATAATGCCGGACAACGTAGATTTTATTCAGGAACAACAGACTGAATTACTGGAGCGCCAGATTAACGCGGCAAGGGTAAAACATTGCGGTGCTTCTGCGCTGGTTTGCGAAGAGTGTGACGCGCCAATACCTGCTGCCCGTCGTGCGGCTTATCCGTCAGCCACGCGTTGTGTTTCCTGTCAGTCAGTCTTTGAAGCAAAAAACAAACATTACCGGAGAACGGCATGAGTATTCGTATTGAAATTGGCGAACGTTATGTCGTTACCAGTGACAGCTTTCAGTTTATTCTCCACGAGAAAAAGAGAGCGGAAAGCGGTAAAAACGCCGGTCAGGAATGGCTGTCGGTGGTTGGTTATTACCCGAAATTAAGCCAGCTCGTTTCCGGCCTGATGCATCACGATATTCTGACCGGAAGCGCAAAGTCTTTTGCTGATTTAAACGTGCAGGTTGAGCAACTCAGCAAGCGTTGTTCAGAGGCTTTTGGCTCATATGGCCGTTAAAGCCTCCGGGCGTTTTGTCCCTCCGTCAGCATTTGCCGCAGGCACCGGTAAGGCGTTTACCGGTGCTTATGCATGGAACGCGCCACGCGAGGCTGTCGGGCGCGAAAGACCCCTTACACGTGACGAGATGCGTCAGGTGCAAGGTGTTTTATCCACGATTAACCGCCTGCCTTACTTTTTGCGCTCGCTGTTTACTTCACGCTATGACTACATCCGGCGCAATAAAAGCCCGGTGCACGGGTTTTATTTTCTCACATCCACTTTTCAGCGTCGTTTATGGCCGCGCATTGAGCGTGTGAATCAGCGCCATGAAATGAACACCGACGCGTCGTTGCTGTTTCTGGCAGAGCGTGACCATTATGCGCGTCTGCCGGGGATGAATGACAAGGAGCTGAAAAAGTTTGCCGCCCGTATCTCATCGCAGCTTTTCATGATGTATGAGGAACTCTGCGATGCCTGGGTGGATGCGCATGGCGAAAAAGAATCGCTGTTTACGGATGAGGCGCAGGCTCACCTCTATGGTCATGTTGCTGGTGCTGCACGTGCTTTCAATATTTCCCCTCTCTACTGGAAAAAATACCGTAAAGGGCAGATGACCACGAGGCAGGCATATTCTGCCGTTGCCCGTCTGTTTAACGATGAGTGGTGGACCCATCAGCTTAAAGGCCAGCGTATGCGCTGGCATGAGGCGTTACTGATTGCTGTCGGGGAGGTCAATAAAGACCGTTCTCCTTATGCCAGTAAACATGCCATTCGTGATGTGCGTGCACGCCGCCAGGCAAATCTGGAATTTCTTAAATCGTGTGATCTCGAAAACAGGGAAACCGGCGAGCGCATCGACCTTATCAGTAAGGTGATGGGCAGTATTTCTAATCCTGAAATTCGCCGGATGGAGCTGATGAACACCATTGCCGGTATTGAGCGTTACGCCGCAGCAGAGGGTGATGTGGGGATGTTTATCACGCTGACCGCGCCGTCAAAGTATCACCCGACACGTCAGGTCAGAAAAGGCGAAAGTAAAACCGTCCAGCTAAATCACGGCTGGAACGATGAGGCATTTAATCCAAAGGATGCGCAGCGTTATCTCTGCCGTATCTGGAGCCTGATGCGCACGGCATTCAAGGATAATGATTTACAGGTCTACGGTTTGCGTGTCGTCGAGCCACACCACGACGGAACGCCGCACTGGCATATGATGCTTTTTTGTAATCCGCGCCAGCGTAACCAGATTATCGAAATCATGCGTCGCTATGCGCTCAAAGAGGATGGCGACGAAAGAGGAGCCGCGCGAAACCGTTTTCAGGCAAAACACCTTAACCGGGGCGGTGCTGCGGGGTATATCGCGAAATACATCTCAAAAAACATCGACGGCTATGCACTGGATGGTCAGCTCGATAACGATACCGGCAGGCCGCTGAAAGACACTGCTGCGGCTGTTACCGCATGGGCGTCAACGTGGCGCATCCCGCAATTTAAAACGGTTGGTCTGCCGACAATGGGGGCTTACCGTGAACTACGCAAATTGCCGCGCGGCGTCAGCATTGCTGATGAGTTTGACGAGCGCGTCGAGGCTGCACGCGCCGCCGCAGACAGTGGTGATTTTGCGTTGTATATCAGCGCGCAGGGTGGGGCAAATGTCCCGCGCGATTGTCAGACTGTCAGGGTCGCCCGTAGCCCGTCGGATGACGTTAACGAGTACGAGGAAGAGGTCGAGAGGGTGGTCGGCATTTACGCGCCGCATCTCGGCGCGCGTCATATTCATATCACCAGAACGACGGACTGGCGCATTGTGCCGAAAGTTCCGGTCGTTGAGCCTTTGACTTTAAAAAGCGGCATCGCCGCGCCTCGGAGTCCTGTCAATAACTGTGGAAAGCTCACCGGTGGTGATACTTCGTTACCGGCTCCCACACCTTCTGAGCATGCCGCAGCAGTGCTTAATCTGGTTGATGACGGTGTTATCGAATGGAATGACCCGGAGGTGGTGAGGGCGCTCAGGGGTGCATTAAAACACGGTCGGAGAACGCCAAGTCGTCAGCAAAGAAACGGAAGCCCGTTAAAACCACATGAAATTGCACCATCGGCCAGACTGACCAGGTCGGAACGAATGCAAATCACCCGTATCCGCGTTGACCTTGCTCAAAACGGTATCAGGCCGCAGCGATGGGAGCTTGAGGCGTTAGTACGCGGTGCGATCGTCAATTACAATGAAAAGCAATTTTCATATCCTGGTGTAGATGAGTGGAGTGGGTTTTCTGGTTATTCAGAGTAATAAATATAATGTTTTAGATTGGTTGCATAATGGTAAGGTTGCTGTTTATCTGTATATGTTAATATGATTACGCTACGTACAAATAATCGACATTTCTTTTTTTTCTATATATTAATATTGATGATTTTACTGGTGGTACAATAAGTCTATGTTGAAATTCGAGAATTGTATTATTAACAATAAAAACTGGTTCTTTTTATCATACAAGGACCACCTCCTTAGGAGGTGGTCTTTTACTGTTTAACGAGGATTTCGCGTATAGGTTTCAACTATGTCTGATGCACGTAATTTACATGTAATCAATTGTTCTCTTATAAATATCTCATCGTGTCGTTTATCACTTGTACAAATGGCCGTGATAAAACTGAGGATAGATGCTTTAAAACGTTCAAGATCATTTATGGTCATTATTCGAGACCCTTCGTTTAGTGTTGCGGCATATTCAGGCATGTTAGAGTGATGTATCATTATAGGTGTGGCGGTAGCAGTTTGATCATACATGTTTCTGAACCATGCACCCGACCCATTTAACTGATTGCAGTCATGCTTACTTATTCTTTCTGCGGTTGCTCCATTTTTGCATTCAATTACTAGATAATTGTTTTCTCCCATTGCCCATAAATTGTCAGGTCCTTTACCTGTATCATTTTCTGGCCGTTGGCTACGAAAACCGACCAAATATGCAACTTTTTCGATAGCATCTTCGAAGGGATTCGATGTGCCCTCGGAGAAAATAAGGTTTTCTATTATTGAATTAGTATGCACAACGACTTGATTCGCCGATTCAAAATTACTTCTGAGATAGGAGCTACATTCCCTAGCCTGTTCAAGTGCCGCACCATTAAGTCTATTATATGTTACGCCGATTAGTGGTTTTAATACCCGATAGTTATCGTTTGATGCAGACTGAAGCAATATCTGAGCTTCAGATTTGTCATATAAGTTTACATATTCCGCAGCATGTTCTTTTAGATAACCCTTATAAACTTTGTCAGCTGTGCTACTATCATTTTTTAGAGTTAAAGCGGCTTGTTGAAACATATTTCGTGATGCTAAGTCATATGCCAATCTTTTGTTTATAGTATGCTGGTCAATCTGCTTATTTTCCAATGTTAAGCCAGTCAATATACCTTTGCTTTTTGAGACCCAGTCAGAATTGCGTAACAGACAATAATCAAGAGCACCTTTGATTGAATCAATAGTTGTATCCGGCAGTATCGATACCAATTGCTGTGAAAGTTGAATTTGTGCTTTCGTTGCTGGAGAAAACCTTTCTAAGGAGGAGCCAAGGAAAACAGCGCCATTTAATGCTTTGCCAAGTAAGATCACTCCGCAGAAGTCGTCGCTTGATCTCACTCCTCGCCCCATTCCTTGTTCAATTTTCTGGATAATTTCATCTTTGGTTTTTTCGCTTCCAAGCAATAAGCTTTGTGAGACTTTATCTATTAGTCTACGAACGTCAGGAAGTCCATCTATTACTAATAGACGACATGCGGTATTTGGTAAATCAATACCATCATATCTATTAACTAGGACTACTAAGCCAACATGTTGTGTCCTTAATTCTTGTACACCTTGATAAATTGTATTTTTATCTAATATTCTGTCTGCAACATCTTGCCAAAATCTAGTTCTGTAATCGGATGGTACAATTACAACAACATTATGTTTGGAGGATATCTCCTTGCACATAGCTTTGATATCTACATCAGAAAGACTAGGGTTTATAACCTGAGGCATTAGTATCATTCTATCACCAATATCACCAATTGTTTTTGGTGTTATCGGATTAGAGAGTGATTCATCCGTTATTCCGAAGTGGCTCGCTAGAATGGATTCATCGACAAGAGTAGCTGTCATGAATATTTTTCTTCTTGCGTTTGATAGGCTTGGGATCATTTGGATTGGTATGCAATGAGGTGATATCTCTATTTTGGAAGCACTTACAACGCATTTCGATAATATTAGATTGTCTTTTATTAATGGCCATTTGAAACTCAAGTCATCATGGTCTTTATTTTCTAACAAGATTGTCATTATATCATTTATGCTTTCTTGCCATTTCCAAAATGGAACTCTCACATAAGCATTTCTATCGCCGGATTTTATCTCTAGTGTTTTTGCACCAGCTTGTGTCATTAGTGAATTTTCAAAAATTCTGAATAATTTATCATAGGCAGGGTTATTTTTTTGAATGCTAATGGAGAATTGTTCTTCAATTGAAGAAAGGCAAGCGTGAGCATCGTCAATTATTATAGAGCCTATTGGTATTTTTTGTCCATCATCTCCAACGCCAAATGCAGAACGTCCATTAACCACTTTGAATATATTTGTAACTAAAATTTCTTTACCTGCAATAAATTTGGGGGACCTCTCATCCTGAGTTACAGGTATACCAAGTTGATTAGCCTCCAAAACCACTTGCTCAACTAGATAGTTGTCAGGAACAACATATACAGCGGGACCTTCTCCTTCATTTATACAGCTTTTAAGAATGATTAACCCAACTGAAGTTTTACCGCTTCCGGTATTCATTTTTATTACATTGGTTGGGCTTCTCCTTGCTTCATACCATTTTTCCCAGACCTCTGATTGCACATCTCGAGGGTATTGAAATTTGGTGTCTTTGCTCGGTAGAGCTGTAAATATATCTCGCGGTGGAATCGCTGTGTCGCTATTTACACTGGGCGAAAGCTTGGTTAAATCAAGGAAAAAACCAGACATTTTTTATCCTCTTACAGGTACATTAGTTTAATTGTTAACGCAGAATTATCATTACCATAACTTGCATTAAGTTGCATTACATTGCATTCATAAACGTTAGCTAGGGGCGAAGTCTGAGGTTTGATGGGCTATGGTGTCCCCTTTAATACGAGGTTGCATTAAAACCGCCCCATGAAGCGGGCGGGCGAGGCGGGGAAAGCACTGCGCGCTGGCGGTGGTGCTGATTTTATTTTTTCAGCGTCTGAGCGCGTCTTGATGGCGTTTAGATTGTGCGCCGGGGCGTTGGTGTGTCTGCGGGGTGTTTTGTGCGGTGGTGAGCGTGTGAGGGCGTGATGACGGGGTGTAAAAAAGCCGCCCGCAGGCGGCGATGTTCAGCCGTTGTCAGTGTCCAGTGAGTAGTTTTTAAAGCGGATGACCTCCTGGCCGAGCCAGCCGTTTATTTCCCGAATCCTGTCCTGTAACGGGATAAGTTCATTGCGGACAAAGACCTTTGCCACTTTCTCAATATCACCCAGCGACCCGACGTTCTCCGGCTTGCCGCCCATCAACTGAAAGGGGATGCGGTGCGCGTCCAGCAGGTCAGCGGCGCTGGCTTTTTTGATATTAAAAAAATCGTCCTTCGTTGCCACTTCACTGAGCGGGATAATTTTAATGCCGTCGGCTTTCCCCTGCGGGGCATAGAGAAACAGATTTTTAAAGTTGTTGCGGCCTTTCGACTTGACCATGTTTTCGCGAAGCATTTCGATATCGTTGCGATCCTGCACGGCATCAGTGACGTACATGATGTATCCGGCATGTGCGCCATTTTCGTAATACTTGCGGCGGAACAGCGTGGCCGACTCATTCAGCCAGGCAGAGTTAAGGGCGCTGAGATATTCCGGCAGGCCGTACAGCTCCTGATTAATATCCGGCTCCAGCAGGTGAAACACGGAGCCGGGCGCGAAGGCTGTCGGCTCGTTGAAGGACGGCACCCACCAGTAAACATCCTCTTCCACACCACGGCGGGTATATTTTGCCGGTGAGGTTTCCAGCCTGATAACTTTACCGGTGGTGCTGTAACGCTTTTCCAGAAACGCATTACCGAACACCAGAAAATCCAGCACAAAGCGGCTGAAATCCTGCTGGGAAAGCCACGGATGCGGGATAAATGTCGACGCCAGAATATTGCGTTTGACGTAAATCGGTGAGCTGTGATGCACGGCAGCACGCAGGCTTTTTGCCAGACCGGTAAAGCTGACCGGTGGCTCATACCATCTGCCGTTACTGATGCATTCGACGTAATCCAGAATGTCACGGCGGTCGAGTACCGGCACCGGCTCGCCAAAGGTGAATGCCTCCATTTTCGGGGTGCTGGCGGTCATTTTTTTTGCCGCAGGTTGCGGTGTTTTCCCTTTTTTCTTGCTCATCAGTAAAACTCCAGAATGGTGGATGTCAGCGGAGTGCTGATACCCGCGGTGAGTGGCTCATTTAACAGGGCGTGCATGGTCGCCCAGGCGAGGTCGGCGTGGCTGGCTTCCTCGCTGCGGCTGGCCTCATAGGTGGCGCTGCGTCCGCTGCTGGTCATGGTCTTGCGGATAGCCATAAACGAGCTGGTGATGTCGGTGGCGCTGACGTCATATTCCAGACAGCCACGGCGAATAACGTCTTTTGCCTTGAGCACCATTGCGGTTTTCATTTCCGGCGTGTAGCGGATATCGCGCGCGGCGGGATAGAACGAGCGCACGAGCTGGAACACGCCGACACCGAGGCCGGTGGCATCAATACCGATGTATTCGACGTTATATTTTTCGGTGAGTTTGCGGATGGATTCCGCCTGGGTGGCAAAGTCCATGCCTTTCCACTGGTGACGCTCAAGTATTCTGAATTTGCCACCGGCCACCACCGGCGGTGCCAGCACCACGCATCCGGCGCTGTCGCCACGGTGTGACGGGTCGTAACCAATCCATACCGGGCGGGAGCCGAACGGATTGGCGGCAAACGGCGCATAGTCTTCCCATTCTTCCAGCGTGTCGACCATGCAGCGTTGCAGCTCCTCGAACGGGAATACCGACGCCTTGTCGTCAACAAATTCACACATGAACAGGTTTTTAAAATCGTCGGCGCTGTTTTCGCGTTTGAGCTGCTCAATGTCGAACAGCGTGCAGCCGCCTTTCAGTGCGTCCTCAATGGTGACAATCTGCCGCCACTGGCCGTCCGCACAGAGAAGACCACCGGCAAGGGCGTTATGACTGACGTCGATTTCCACGCGTTCGGCGGCGCTGGCGCGTCCCCGGTTGAACAGTTCACCCGACCAGAACGGGTAGGCGTCGTGCGCCAGCGTGGATGGGGTGGAGAAATAGGTCGAGCGCAGGTGACTCTGTGAGGCCATACCTGATGCCACCTTACGCAGTACCTGAAAATTCGGGATCCAGAAAATCTCGTCGACGTACAGGTCGCCGTTATGGCTCTGCGCGGTGTTGGAGTTGGTGCCGAGAAAAATCAGTTTTGCGCCGTTATTGCCCAGGACAATCGGGTCACCGGTCAGGTCAACGTCAACCAGACGGGCAAAGGCGATGATGTATTCGCGGAACACATACGCCTGCGTTTTACTGGCCGACAGAAAAATCTGGTTATGGCCGGTTTTCAGGGCGCGCAGCAGCGCCTCGCGGGAAAAATAAAATGTCGCGCCAATCTGGCGGGATTTCAGGATATCGCGGATGCGGTGCTCAAGCCCGGCGCGATACCAGTGCAACTGATAGTCGAAAGACTGCTCAAAGAAAATCTGCTCCAGCTTTTCGATGGCCTCGTCACTGAAAAAATTCTTTTTCGGTTTGCGGCGCCCGCCTTTGTTGCGGTTAGCGACGTTCGGATTAAGGTCTGCCTCGTTGCCGGTCTGGCTGTAGCGGTTGACCCGTGCCAGTCGTTCAATCTGGCGTCCCAGCAGGTCAATTTCCTTGAAATCACCGCCGGTTTTCTGCGGTTTGATGATGAGCTGGGTCAGCCGCGCTTCCAGACTCATTTCGACACGGCTGATGGGGGCAACGCTGTCCCAGCCGTCGCGCTGTTTCCAGCTCTGCACCGTCGGGCGTTTCATCTGCAACATGGCGGCAATCTGCGGCACGGAAAATCCCTGCCAGTACAGCAGCGCCGCCTGACGACGCGGGTCGTGTAAAAGAGTGGTGTCTGTGGTGATGGTCATGAATACCTCGCCGTGATGAATACACGGCAAGGCTACTGAGTCGCACCCCGCGATTCGCTAAGGTGCTGTTGTGTCAGTGATAAGCCATCCGGGACTGATGGCGGAGGATGCGCATCGTCGGGAAACTGATGCCGACATGTGACTCCTCTAATCACTATTCAGGACTCCTGACAATGGCAAAAAAAGTCTCAAAATTCTTTCGTATCGGCGTTGAGGGTGACACCTGTGACGGGCGTGTCATCAGTGCGCAGGATATTCAGGAAATGGCCGAAACCTTTGACCCGCGAGTCTATGGTTGCCGCATTAACCTGGAACATCTGCGCGGCATCCTGCCTGACGGTATTTTTAAGCGTTATGGCGATGTGGCCGAACTGAAGGCCGAAAAGATTGACGATGATTCGGCGCTGAAAGGCAAATGGGCGCTGTTTGCGAAAATCACCCCGACCGATGACCTTATCGCGATGAACAAGGCCGCGCAGAAGGTCTATACCTCAATGGAAATTCAGCCGAACTTTGCCAATACCGGCAAATGTTATCTGGTGGGTCTGGCCGTCACCGATGACCCGGCAAGCCTCGGCACGGAATACCTGGAATTCTGCCGCACGGCAAAACACAACCCCCTGAACCGCTTCAAATTAAGCCCTGAAAACCTGATTTCAGTGGCAACGCCTGTTGAGCTGGAATTTGAAGACCTGCCTGAAACCGTGTTCACAGCCCTGACCGAAAAGGTGAAATCCATTTTTGGCCGCAAACAGGCCAGCGATGACGCCCGTCTGAATGACGTGCATGAAGCGGTGACCGCTGTCGCTGAGCATGTGCAGGAAAAACTGAGCGCCACTGAGCAGCGCCTTGCTGAGATGGAAACCGCCTTTTCCGCACTTAAGCAGGATGTGACTGACAGGGCGGATGAAACCAGTCAGGCATTCACCCGCCTGAAAAACAGTCTCGACCACACCGAAAGTCTGACCCAGCAGCGCCGCAGTAAAGCCACCGGCGGTGGCGGTGACGCCCTGATGACGAACTGCTGACCGGTGTCAGTCAGTCCGGGAAAACCTTCACGATTAACCCTTAATTTCAGGAAAAACTATGCGCCAGGAAACCCGCTTTAAATTTAATGCCTACCTGTCCCGTGTTGCCGAACTGAACGGCATCGACGCCGGTGATGTGTCGAAAAAATTTACCGTTGAACCGTCGGTCACCCAGACCCTGATGAACACCATGCAGGAGTCCTCTGACTTTCTGACCCGCATCAACATTGTGCCGGTCAGCGAAATGAAAGGGGAAAAAATTGGTATTGGTGTCACCGGCTCCATCGCCAGCACCAGCGACACCGCCGGTGGCACCGAGCGTCAGCCGAAGGACTTCTCGAAGCTGGCGTCAAACAAGTACGAATGCGACCAGATTAACTTCGATTTTTATATCCGCTACAAAACGCTGGACCTGTGGGCGCGTTATCAGGATTTCCAGCTCCGTGTCCGTAACGCCATTATCAAACGCCAGTCCCTTGATTTAATCATGGCCGGTTTTAACGGCGTGAGGCGTGCCGAAACCTCTGACCGCAGCAGCAATCCGATGCTGCAGGATGTGGCGGTCGGCTGGCTGCAGAAATACCGCAATGAAGCCCCGGCGCGCGTGATGAGCAAGGTCACTGACGAGGAAGGGCACACCACCTCTGAGGTTATCCGCGTGGGTAAGGGCGGTGATTATGCCAGCCTTGACGCACTGGTGATGGATGCGACCAACAACCTGATTGAGCCGTGGTATCAGGAAGACCCTGACCTTGTGGTGATTGTGGGACGTCAGCTACTGGCGGACAAGTATTTTCCCATCGTCAACAAGGAGCAGGACAACAGCGAAATGCTGGCCGCTGACGTCATCATCAGCCAGAAACGCATCGGTAACCTGCCGGCGGTACGCGTCCCGTACTTCCCGGCGGATGCGATGCTCATCACAAAGCTGGAAAACCTGTCCATCTACTACATGGATGACAGCCATCGCCGCGTGATTGAGGAAAACCCGAAACTCGACCGCGTGGAGAACTACGAGTCAATGAACATTGATTACGTGGTGGAAGACTACGCCGCCGGTTGTCTGGTGGAAAAAATTAAGGTCGGTGATTTCTCCACACTGGCTAAAGCGACCGCAGAGCCGGGAGCGTAACCGATGACGAGTCCCGCACAGCGCCACATGATGCGGGTCTCGGCAGCGATGACCGCGCAGCGGGAAGCCGCCCCGCTGCGACATGCAACTGTCTATGAGCAGATGCTGGTTAAGCTCGCCGCAGACCAGCGCACACTGAAAGCGATTTATTCAAAAGAGCTGAAGGCCGCGAAAAAACGCGAACTGCTGCCGTTCTGGTTGCCGTGGGTGAACGGCGTGCTGGAGCAGGGCAAAGGTGCACAGGATGACATTCTGATGACGGTCATGCTGTGGCGTCTGGATACCGGCGATATTGCCGGTGCGCTGGAGATTGCCCGTTATGCCCTGAAGTACGGTCTGACCATGCCGGGTAAACACCGCCGCACCCCGCCGTACATGTTCACCGAGGAGGTGGCGCTCGCGGCCATGCGTGCTCACGCTGCCGGTGAGTCTGTGGATACCCGCCTGCTGACGGAGACCCTTGAACTGACCGCCACGGCTGACATGCCTGATGAAGTGCGCGCAAAGCTGCACAAAATCACCGGTCTGTTTCTGCGTGATGGTGGTGATGCCGCCGGTGCGCTGGCTCACCTGCAACGTGCGACACAGCTCGACTGTCAGGCAGGTGTCAAAAAAGAGATTGAACGACTGGAGCGGGAGCTGAAACCGAAGCCGGAGCCGCAGCCCAAAGCGGCCACCCGTACCCCGCGTAAGACCCGGAGCGTGACACCGGCAAAACGTGGACGCCCGAAAAAGAAAGCCAGTTAACAACCGAATGCGCCCCGCGCCAGGGCGGCACGCCGGTCAGGGAGGGTGAATCACCTGACGCTGTACCGGCGTCCACCGCCCGACTTTTCAGAGGTAGTCATGATGACGCTGATTATTCCGCGAAAGGAGGCTCCCGTGTCCGGTGAGGGTACGGTGGTCATCCCGCAACCGGCAGGCGACGAGCCGGTGATTAAAAACACGTTCTTTTTTCCCGATATCGACCCGAAGCGCGTCCGGGAACGTATGCGCCTTGAGCAGACCGTCGCCCCCGCCCGTCTGCGTGAGGCCATCAAGTCAGGCATGGCGGAGACGAATGCGGAGCTGTACGAGTACCGCGAACAGAAAATTGCCGCCGGTTTTACGCGTCTGGCGGACGTTCCGGCGGACGACATCGACGGTGAAAGCATCAAAGTTTTTTACTACGAGCGCGCCGTGTGTGCGATGGCGACCGCGTCGCTTTATGAGCGTTACCGCGGCGTGGATGCCAGTGCGAAAGGCGACAAGAAGGCCGACAGCATTGACAGCACCATTGATGAGCTGTGGCGGGATATGCGCTGGGCGGTGGCGCGTATCCAGGACAAGCCGCGCTGCATCGTGAGTCAAATCTGATGAAGACCTTTGCGCTACAGGGCGACACGCTCGACGCCATTTGTGTCCGGTATTACGGGCGCACTGAGGGCGTGGTTGAGACCGTGCTCGCCGCAAATCCGGGACTGGCTGAACTGGGTGCGGTGCTGCCACACGGCACCGCCGTCGAACTGCCCGACGTTCAGACCGCGCCCGTGGCTGAAACTGTCAATCTGTGGGAGTAACGCATGACAGCAGAAGAAAAAAGCGTCCTGTCGCTTTTCATGATTGGGGTGCTGATTGTTGTCGGCAAGGTGCTTGCCGGTGGTGAACCCATCACCCCACGTCTGTTTATCGGGCGCATGTTGCTCGGTGGTTTTGTCTCGATGGTTGCCGGTGTTGTTCTGGTGCAGTTTCCTGACCTGTCACTGCCTGCGGTGTGCGGCATTGGCTCCATGCTGGGTATCGCCGGTTATCAGGTGATTGAGATTGCCATTCAGCGCCGCTTTAAGGGCAGGGGGAAACAGTAATGCCGGTAATTAACACGCATCAGAATATCGCCGCCTTTCTCGACATGCTGGCCGTGTCCGAAGGGACGGCAAATCATCCGCTGACGAAAAACCGGGGCTATGACGTGATAGTCACCGGACTGGACGGGAAGCCGGAAATTTTCACCGACTACAGTGACCACCCGTTCGCACATGGCCGACCGGCGAAGGTGTTTAACCGTCGCGGTGAAAAATCCACGGCCTCCGGTCGCTATCAGCAGCTTTACCTGTTCTGGCCGCATTACCGCAAACAGCTTGCCCTGCCGGATTTCAGTCCGTTGTCACAGGACAGACTTGCCATTCAGTTGATCCGCGAACGCGGTGCACTGGATGACATCCGGGCGGGACGCATTGAGCGAGCCATTTCACGCTGTCGCAATATCTGGGCGTCCCTGCCGGGTGCCGGTTACGGTCAGCGTGAGCATTCACTGGAAAAACTGGTCACCGTCTGGCGTACCGCTGGCGGCGTACCGGCTTAAACGGAGTAAACACCATGAAGAAATTATCCCTTTCACTGATGCTGAACGTGTCGCTGGCGCTGATGCTGGCACTGTCCCTGATTTACCCGCAGAGCGTGGCCGTCAGTTTTGTCGCCGCCTGGGCGATTCTGGCGACGGTTATCTGTGTGGTTGCCGGTGGTGTCGGCGTGTATGCCACTGAGTATGTGCTGGAACGCTACGGGCGGGAGCTTCCGCCGGAATCGCTGGCCGTGAAGATTGTCACGTCGCTGTTTTTGCAGCCGGTGCCGTGGCGCAGACGGGCGGTGGCTCTGGTGGTGATGGTGGCGACGTTTATCTCGCTGGTCGCTGCCGGGTGGATTTTTACCGCGCTGATTTATCTCGTGGCGTCGGTGTTCTTCCGGCTGATACGTACGGCCTGCCGTCAGCGTTTTGAGGGGCGGGAACCATGTCAAAGCTGATGATTGTGATGGTTGTGCTGTTATCGCTGGCGGTGGCGGGGCTGTTTCTGGTGAAGCATGAAAACGCCAGCCTGCGCGCCTCGCTGGACAGGGCGAACAACGTCGCCAGCGGGCAGCAGACGACCATCACCATGCTGCAAAATCAGCTTCATGTTGCCATCACCAGGGCAGACAAAAACGAGCTGGCGCAGGTGGCACTGCGTCAGGAACTGGAGAACGCCGCGAAGCGTGAAGCACAGCGCGAGAAAACCATCACGAGGTTACTTAATGAAAACGAAGATTTTCGCCGCTGGTACGGCGCTGGCCTGCCTGATGCTGTGCGCCGGTTGCACCAGCGCCCCGCCTGCACTGACGCCAGTGATTGTCGCCAACGCCTGCCCGAAAGTGAGCCTTTGCCCGATGCCGGGCAGTGACCCGCAGACGAACGGCGATTTAAGTGCCGATATCCGGCAGCTTGAGAACGCGCTGGCACGCTGTGCCAGCCAGGTAAAAATGATTAAACACTGTCAGGACGAAAACGATGCTCAAACCCGACAGCCTGCGCAGGGCGCTGACTGATGCCGTCACGGTGCTGAAAACTAACCCCGATATGTTGCGGATATTCGTGGATAACGGGAGTATTGCCTCCACGCTGGCGACGTCGCTGTCATTCGAAAAGCGTTACACGCTCAATGTGATTGTGACCGACTTTACCGGTGATTTTGACCTGCTCATCGTGCCGGTGCTGGCGTGGCTGCGGGAAAATCAGCCCGACATCATGACCACCGACGAAGGCCAGAAAAAGGGCTTCACGTTTTATGCGGACATCAACAATGACAGCAGCTTTGATATCAGCATCAGCCTGATGCTGACCGAGCGCACGCTGGTCAGTGAGGTGGATGGCGCGCTGCATGTGAAGAATATCCCGGAACCCCCGCCGCCGGAGCCGGTCACCCGCCCGATGGAGCTTTATATCAATGGTGAACTGGTGAGCAAGTGGGATGAATGAGTTTAAGCGTTTTGAAGACCGGCTGACCGGACTGATTGAGTCGCTGTCACCGTCAGGGCGTCGGCGACTGAGCGCCGAACTGGCGAAACGTCTGCGTCAGAGTCAGCAGCGCCGGGTGATGGCACAGAAAGCCCCGGACGGCACACCCTACGCACCACGCCAGCAGCAGAGCGCCAGAAAAAAGACCGGTCGCGTTAAGCGAAAAATGTTTGCGAAACTTATCACCAGTCGTTTTTTGCATATCCGCGCCAGCCCGGAGCAGGCATCAATGGAGTTTTACGGCGGGAAGTCGCCGAAAATCGCCAGTGTGCATCAGTTCGGTCTGTCGGAAGAAAACCGGAAAGACGGTAAGAAAATTGATTATCCGGCGCGTCCTCTGCTCGGCTTTACCGGTGAGGATGTGCAGATGATTGAAGAGATTATCCTGGCTCACCTCGACCGTTAGTTGTGCCATTCCCGACACCTCATCGGCACATTGCCGCCGGTATGACCCGGCGGCATCCTTCCCGTTATGAACACTCTCGCAAATATTCAGGAACTCGCGCGCGCACTGCGCAACATGATCCGCACCGGCATTATCGTCGAAACCGACCTTAACGCCGGTCGCTGCCGTGTGCAGACCGGCGGCATGTGCACCGACTGGCTTCAGTGGCTGACCCATCGCGCCGGACGTTCGCGCACATGGTGGGCACCTTCCGTGGGGGAACAGGTGCTGATTCTGGCCGTGGGCGGTGAACTCGACACGGCGTTCGTTCTGCCGGGGATTTATTCCGGCGATAACCCCGCGCCGTCTACGTCGGCGGATGCCCTGCATATCCGTTTCCCTGACGGGGCGGTGATTGAGTATGAACCCGAAACCAGTGCACTCACGGTAAGCGGAATTAAAACGGCCAGCGTGACGGCTTCTGATTCTGTTACTGCCACGGTGCCGGTGGTCATGGTGAAAGCGTCAACCCGCATCACCCTGGACACCCCGGAGGTGGTCTGCACCAACAGACTGATTACCGGCACGCTGGAAGTGCAGAAGGGCGGGACGATGCGCGGCAACATTAAACATACCGGCGGTGAACTCTCATCAAACGGTAAGGTACTGCATACCCATAAACACCCCGGCGACAGCGGCGGCACAACCGGGAGTCCTCTATGACAGTGCGTTATCTTGGAATGAATCGCAGTGATGGCCTGACTGTCACTGACCTTGAGCATATCAGCCAGAGTATCGGCGATATCCTGCGCACGCCGGTCGGCTCACGGGTGATGCGTCGTGATTACGGCTCATTGCTGGCGTCAATGATTGACCAGCCGCAGACCCCGGCGCTTGAGTTGCAGATTAAGGTCGCCTGTTACATGGCGGTGCTGAAATGGGAACCCCGCGTCACCCTGTCATCCGTCACCACTGAGCGCAGTTTTGACGGGCGAATGACGGTCACGTTAACCGGCCAGCACAACGACACCGGCCAGCCACTTTCGTTAACCATCCCTGTGAGTTGAAACCATGCCGATTATCGACCTGAACCAGCTACCCGCACCGGATGTGGTCGAGGAGCTGGACTTTGAAACCATTCTTGCCGAACGCAAGGCGACACTGATTTCCCTTTACCCGGAAGACCAGCAGGAGGCGGTTGCCCGTACCCTGACGCTGGAATCCGAGCCTCTCGTCAAACTGCTGGAGGAAAATGCTTATCGTGAGCTTATCTGGCGTCAGCGTGTGAATGAGGCCGCACGGGCGGTAATGCTGGCCTGTGCCGCCGGTAATGACCTTGATGTGATTGGTGCCAATTACAACACCACGCGCCTGATTATCACCCCGGCAGATGATTCGACCATCCCGCCGACACCGGCAGTGATGGAGTCTGACACCGATTATCGTCTGCGTATTCAGCAGGCGTTTGAGGGCTTAAGCGTCGCCGGGTCGGTGGGAGCCTATCAGTATCATGGTCGCAGTGCCGACGGGCGTGTCGCGGATATTTCTGTCACCAGTCCGTCTCCGGCCTGCGTCACCATCTCTGTGCTGTCACGTGAAAATAACGGTGTGGCATCCGAAGACCTGCTGGCGGTGGTGCGCAACGCCCTTAATGGTGAGGACGTCAGACCGGTGGCCGACCGTGTGACCGTGCAGTCTGCCGTCATCGTTGAATACCAGATAAATGCCACGCTTTACCTTTATCCTGGCCCCGAAAGCGAACCCATTCGCGCTGCCGCCGTGAAAAAACTGGAAGCGTATATCACGGCACAGCACCGGCTGGGGCGCGACATCCGACTGTCTGCCATTTATGCCGCTTTGCATGTGGAAGGCGTGCAGCGTGTCGAACTGGCTGCACCGCTGGCCGACATCGTGCTCAACAATACTCAGGCGTCTTTCTGTACCGAATACAGCGTCGTGACCGGAGGCTCGGATGAGTGATTCGCGACTGCTGCCGACCGGCTCATCACCGCTTGAAGTCGCTGCCGCAAAAGCCTGTGCGGAAATTGAAAAAACGCCGGTCAGTATTCGTGAGCTGTGGAACCCGGACACCTGCCCGGCAAATCTGCTGCCGTGGCTGGCGTGGTCATTTTCGGTTGACCGCTGGGATGATAAGTGGCCGGAAGCGACAAAACGCGCTGTTATCCGCGATGCGTATTTCATTCACTGCCATAAGGGCACTATAGGCGCAATCCGGCGTGTGGTGGAGCCGCTCGGCTATCTGATTGAGGTGAGGGAGTGGTGGCAGCTCAACGAGGAGCCGGGGACGTTCCGCATCGTTGTTGGCGTGCTTGAGCAGGGTATTACCGAGGAAATGTATCAGGAGCTGGAGCGCCTCGTTGCTGATGCAAAACCGGCAAGCCGCCATCTGACGGGACTGGCTATCAGCTTAAGTACAACCGGCAACATTTTTGCCGGTGCGGGATGCTATCACGGCGACGCCATGACGGTTTATCCCTACACCCCGGAGGCCATTATTGTCGGAGGGGATTATTTCCCGGCCTCGGCCATTCATTTAATTGATAACCTGAGAGTAAACGCATGACAGTGAAATACTACGCCATTCTGACTAATCAGGGCGCAGCACGGCTGGCTAACGCGACGATGCTCGGCAGTAAGCTGAATCTGACGCAAATGGCCGTTGGTGATGCGAATGGTGTCTTGCCGACCCCAGACCCGGCACAGACAAAACTGATTAACCAGAAACGCATCGCGCCGCTGAATCTTCTGAGTGTTGACCCGAACAACCAGAGCCAGATTATTGCGGAGCAAATCATCCCTGAGAACGAGGGCGGATTCTGGATCCGTGAGATTGGGCTTTATGATGATGAAGGCGTACTCATTGCGGTGGCGAACTGCCCGGAAACGTACAAACCGCAGTTGCAGGAAGGCAGTGGTCGTACCCAGACTATCCGCATGATTCTGGTTGTCACGAATACCGAAGCCATCACGCTGAAAATCGACCCGTCGGTGGTACTGGCGACCCGTAAATACGTGGATGATGAAGTCCTGGAATTAAAGCTGTATGTGGATGACCAGATGAGGAACCACATTGCCGCACAGGATCCTCATACCCAGTATGCGCAGAAACATAATCCGACATTTACCGGAGAACCAAAAGCGCCGACGCCTGCCGCAGGAAATAACACCACGCGGATTGCGACCACTGCGTTTGTTCAGGCCGCTATTACCGCTCTGATTAACGGTGCGCCAGCCACACTGGACACACTGAAAGAAATTGCCGCGGCCATTAACAATGACCCGAAATTCAGCACCACCATTAACAATGCGCTGTCAGGTAAGCAGCCACTGGATGAGACGCTGACTCATTTGAGTGGAAAGGATGTTGCCGGTCTTCTCGCATACCTTGGTTTGGGGGAATTGGCTCTGGCTGGCGCAACAACCGGCGCTATGTTGGTGAATGGGTATGTAGCAATTCCATTAATTATTTCTGGCGTTCGGAGACCACTTATTATCCAGTGGGGAGTGGGGCAGTTTGGGGGAAGTCTGGGGGATGATGCGGGATATTTAAACAATTTCCCTTTCGCTTTTCCGTCGGCGTGCTACGTGATGGTTGCCAGCCACGTGGGGCATACACCTTCGGGTGCCGGAATACTATCTGCTTCCGCAATCACAAAAAGCGGCTTTCGTGGTTTTTCCAGCGTAGTGACTGCCGCAAATCCTGTATCGGGCTGTTATGTTGCTATAGGAGGGTGATGTGTTTTTTAGTCCATCTTTAAATATTTTTGTGAATCCTGCGCTTAAGGATGACTACATCAATGTAAATTCATGGCCAGATGATGCTGTTGAAGTTGATGAGCAGGTGTATATTGAGTTTTCCGGATTACCGCCGAAAGGAAAAATCCGTATCGCTGGGGAAAATGGTTTTCCTGCATGGTCTGAAATTCCACCACCAACGCATGAGGAACAGATTGCCGCAGCCGAATTGAAAAAACAGCAATTGATTAATCAGTCCAACGAATATATGAATACCAAGCAATGGCCTGGTAAAGCGGCTATTGGTCGTCTGAAAGGTGAGGAACTGGCGCAATATAATTTGTGGCTGGATTATCTGGACGCACTGGAACTGGTTGATACCTCCAGTGCTCCAGATATTGAATGGCCTACGCCTCCGGCAGTTCAGGCCAGATGACATCCGGCGCGGTGCTCGTATCTGTTGCCGTCACCGCGTCAATGTAATCCAGCGCAGCGTTAAGTCGGGCGGTTTCTGCCTGCGTCAGATTCCGTCCGGCCTGCAATTTCAGCTGAATCAGACTAATGGAAGCCATTGCAGTATCAATCAGTGACTGACGCTGTGCTTCTGCCGCGCCTACTGCGGCGCTATGCTGTGCCACAGTATCTGTTACCCATTTCTCACCATCCCATTCATCGTATGGCGTTAACGGGGCGATAGTGGTTGTATTTTCAGGATAATCACCCGGAGCTGTGATTTCTTTCGATTCTCCTGTTTCGGTGCTATAGATGATTTCACCGCGATGGTCTGACACATATTCCCATGAGTTTAAATCTGCCGAACGGCAGATTGCATAACCCGCCTTATGTGTGCCAGGAGCATCTAAACAGGAATATGCAGGGATACCGACACCCACAGCAAGATATTCAGTTGATGCAGAAATATACTCCCGTGTCTCACTGTCATAGTTATAAACGGTAATCTCTCCTGCCTTTGTGGCAATAAATTTACTATTCAAGATGGCATTATACATCATGCAGCCCTCACAATGTAATTAAATGAAATATTACGTGGGCGTGTCTCTGCTGCACCGACAATACTGGTACTCAACCCCGTCGCTGTTCGTTTGTTATTTTTATTTCCTTCAATCAGACAGTTGTAATCATCATTACCAATTAACGAATTAGTGGCATCAATACCGTCCGGGGACAAGGCATTAGTTGTAGAACTTAAAGTCAGCATCTCGTCTGAACTTGGAAGATTTTTTAATGGTATTTCATTGCGTGAAATACCCGCGTAAAAAAAGGACTCATGCCTGTGAGCTTCAAAAGAGTCATCCTGAAGACTTAGCAAGGCTCGCCCCGCATCCACTCCACGTCCATCATCCCAGCCACGAATAAATTCACCGCGTAAATCAGGCAATTTATTGGTCGGGTAAGCCTTTGCCAGTTCCGGGTATTCTTCAGCAGAAAAAGCCGCACCATTGCATTTCAGCCAGCCTGTTGGCGGAGTGGCTGAAGGCCACGGAACAGGCACCCCAACCGGTAATGCAGAGCCTTCTCCCAAACCAAGGTTTTCGAGAGCCGTTTTCACTGTGCCGTCCGATTTGATATCGCCAAACGGATTTTTGCGGCTCAGGTATTCAACAGCAAACCCCGATCCAAGCAATTCAACAAAACCGGGCAGATCACCATTATCAAGCACATCCCGTTGCGTTTTGTCACTTACAAACTGGGCCAGAGCTGCAGCAATAAAGCTGGCCTGTCGAATGGCTTTGTTCACCTGCGCACTGGATGCTTTCCCTGCTGTAAATCCGGATAAAAGCGCAGGCAACGCTTCCCATTCCTCCTGCGACATAACATTGGCATTTCGATCCGTTGCAAACGCTTTAAAGTCATTTTTCGCCATCAGAGTAATACTCCCCATGCTCCTACATCAAAACCACTGATGAATTCGTTATCCATATCAAAACCAAAAAATTTTGAGCCTTCCGATGGGGTTTCCACCGAAGGTGTTTCAATGCCACCCGCCCATACCCCGGCGGCTTTTACTGTGAGATACCCCTGTTTAATTGCCGCAATTAACTCACGCGATACATCTGAAATATCAGTATCAGGAAAGACCCAGACCGATATCGTCATGTCCTGGTTATCGACTATCTGCATTCGCAGCCCGGATCCTGCTGTTGCAGCGTCAAGAATTGCCGGAAGAGAATCATTCCGTCCATCCCAGTTATTAATCGCAATCTTCGCTTTAAGAATGACACGATAAGTTTCATCGCTGAGGTACATGTATCCGGAATCAGGATCGTATGGTCCCTGCCATACCCCCTGATCATATCCAAGCCCGTCGGTATCCCAGCTGAAATAGACACCTGAGATAGGCTGGCTGACAACACGGCTACGTCCGATCCACAATCCCAGAATGTCAAGTTGCACACCAACCGCAGAGTCAATATCAAATGCAGTAATCAGCCCTCTGGTGGCAGCCGCAACATCAATAAGCGGCCGGGTCATCAGATCAACATGCGCAAGAAATTTAGGTTTAGTGGCGTGGTAGTTCGTGATTAGTTCGGTGTATTTGCTCATGACTCCACCGTTATAACGATATTTTCCGGGGTACAGGACGCAGATTCGTTGTATCTGATATCAATGTTTGATGACGACAAAGCCCCCGGGGATTTCCCAATCGTCAGTTCCTGAATATCGTAATAGCGTGCATTCCCGCCACTCACCACGCCAAGATTCGCCGGTGAGTAAATGCGACTTAAAAGGACCGAATCACCAATCATCAGACTATTGATATAGTCGGAAATAGCCTGCTGGATCTGCTGCCCTATCTGTGAGGTATAACCCGTAAAAACTTTTAATTTAATCCGGGCATAAACAGGCACATCACTGGAACGCGAGAATTTGATTACATGGGGATTGCCGTATTTATCCGGAACCGTAACGGATGTTGTACCGTGAGTGGCTGTCCCCTGGCCTTTATTCCCTCTGATAGCCTGAGCAATATCCGTCACATCACCGCCATCCACAATTACAGCAACAGAGTGTGGCGGTAACCCGTTACCGTCCTCCGAACCAGTATCGTTTTCATAGAGTTTGTGGCGGGTTACACCGGTAACATTAGAAACAGCACCATCCAGTGCTTCAAATGGGGTTATTGATGGCAACGCAACACTTTGCGACTGACGGATACGTAACTCCGCGTCAGTTTCTGCCGGAGTGCCCACAGTAGCCGCAGCAGGATTAGTTACCGAAACCCAGCCACGGGTTGGCGTATTAATTTCAGTGATAGTTCCAGCCAGCGCCGCCACTGCACCACTGACGGAACATGTTGCGGTCGCCATCACTGTACCATCCACGCCGACCACTACTGAAGCAGGCAAACGCCATATCACATTATTACTGTCTTTCACGCTGCCATTAATGATGGTTGTTCCGGCAGTTCCTGCAAGAAGCAAATCAACCGTAGAGTTCGTCGCGCCTTTACGTGAAATACCATTTATTTTCACGTTACTGGTCAGTGCAGCCCCATAGCCGGTTGCCGGTGAAAAACAGTTGTAGACAGTTATCGCCATATTATTGGCATCATGAATCGCCAGCGCCATCAGAGCCACCATCTGGCCGTCTTTGCTGTCCGGTTCGAGGTAGGCATCACTGCCATAAATCTGCTGAAAATAGCTAATCAGGGTGCTGAGTATCGTCTGATAATCAGGCGCACTGATCCCCTCCGCGGTTACCTTTGCAGATAAACCGAGAGAATCAAGGTTCAGAGCCATTACGCCTCCGATGTAACAGTCGTTATTCCATAAAGAGTGTCGATTTCAGCGGAAAACATGACACGTCGGGTCGTGGTATCCACTGTCGTATTGAAAGAGAGGATTGATTTAACGCCCCGCGTTTCGAGGATGCGCTTACGGATCGCCAGGTTGTAGGTTTCCGGCTTCTGCTTTCCGAGCACGGACTGGATCCACGGAGTCCCTTCGGTGGTGTCGAGAAACCATTGCCCATACCACAATTCGAATCGCGTTTTTACCGCCTGCGCCACGGCCTCCGGTGAGTTAATCAGCCAGGTGTCATCACCGCTGCCAAAGGTGTAATCGCCATCGGCGTCTTCACGTCTGTATCGCATCAGTTTACCCCATCGGTATTGCTTCCACCGCGCTGAACACCGCCATGAGTGTGCGTATCATCGATTGACTTGCCGTTAGCCTTAACGCTCCCCAAGAACTCAACAGCACCAGTGATTTTTGAAGCCACACCAGAAACAACAGACCCCACCATGCCACCCATCCAGGTTAACAGGCCATGAATGGTTACTTTCTCAGAAAAATCAGCCAGAGGGGCAACCACATCAAGACCACCCGGAGCGACAATTTTAATTTTCCTGGTGTCAGGATTAAGCTCAAAATAGGTGCTGCCGTCGTCACTACGCAACTGTGTGGCACTGGTATTAATACCGCTAATCTTCCTCGCCTGCGACTGGGGACCGACAATACAAAACGCATCCGATAAATCATGCATTCTGTCATCAACAGGCTCCTGTATCCCGCCGTTCTGCCACCAGAAATCAATACAACGATCGGCAAAAACGACAAGACACTCATCCCTGGCTTTTACCGGAAAAGTCAACGTACAGCCTCCTCCGCGCGGGAATACCACTGGCACATCCACCAGCAATGGGTAATTTTGGGTAATGCGGTTGCCGTCATTATCCTTTTCAACCGAACGTATAGCAGGCTGCACAACTGCCGTAACCGCATCAGGATCGAATGACTGAATAATGCCAGGCAAGGCGACACGGATCTGGTTCTTTGTTGTTTCCCGTTCAGATTTGAATGTTTCGGCAAGGTCGCCGCAGCGGGTCTGGTCAGATACTGCCATTTAGTAGGCTCCAGAAAGCAAAAAACCCGCCATCCGGCGGGTTTTATGTGACTAATTTGATCTTTTCAGTTTATAAGCCCCATCTTACCGGCGCTTCGATAGTTAATTACATCGCCTGAAGAGCCGCAAGGCACAGCTACAGTCGACATTTTGACAAATCCTTTACCGCCCTGCTTTTGGCATAAAGTGGCATGCATTTTTGCTAAACGCGCAGCATGACCAAAATCAATTTTGGTTCCGTAAGTTGAATCTCGTAGAGCTGCTTTTTTGGCAATTCCAGTAATATTTTTGTCTTTAATTACAGATGCAAACAAACTCAAATCATTTCCAATTTGATTGAAGCAAGTACGATTAATATCAACATCGGCATACGCTGAAATGCGTTTGCAATCTGAGATCTGAGAAAGCACAGATGTGTTAACCAGTTGCAAATTTAATTTGTAGTCACCGACATAGGTATAAACTTTGTTAGGGTCCGTGGTTCCCGGATAACGAGTTACGAATGGAATGCTGTTGTACGCATCTCGCAAAGATTCTGCACCCTTACTTTTAAGCTCGTTCCCAACACCAGCAACGATAACCTCTGGATGTGAAACTTCAAATTGAGACTTTTCTTCGCGCTGTATTTGAAGCCTGCTTTTCTGGCTCTCCTCAACTTGCTTATCGTACGCTTGTTTTTCTTCATTTTTTTGGGATAGCCATTTTTCCTGCGCTTTAGCACCATTAGGATCCCAACTACATGAAGTTAAAAAAAGAGAAAATACGATTGTGGTTATCGCAAGCCTGCTCACTATTATGCACCTCGATTCATCGCTGACTGGCTAGGAATATCACTAGCACCTCGAGCAAAGCACATCATATCCATGTACCACGCCTGGCCCCTTGTGTCGCCAGTGTACATAATACCGCGCACAATATAAACGCCATCCGTTGCGATGCTGGCAGGCTGCGATGTGGTGCCGCTTAGCGTGATATTTCCATCCGTGTTCTGGTCGGTGATCTGACCACCAGCCATCGCAATATCGTTGTTCGACAAGGCGGTACGATACACGGAAGCCTGATCCAGCTGAATGAGTCCGTTAACCCGGATGTTCGGATTAATAAGCGCGCGGACGTTTACGCCGTTACCGATAGTCTGCTGCGGCATGCCAATAAGCCCGGTAGCGCTGTTGAGCACAATCGCTTCATGAACATATTCGTTATTCGCCACCATCTGGCGCTGACCGTCCACGAATTGCCATGTTGCGCCACATTGCCCGGCTACGTTATCCATTAGATGCCGCGTCATGCCAAAGAGTACCCGCCCCCGGGGGAATACAGTAGCAGGCATTTCAGGCGTCAGGCCTTCGGTCGCACCTTTGGCTTCGAAGTCTTTCATCAGCGCACGGTTTACATCAGCGACCGTGTAACCGGCAGCCAGCGTCTGTGAGGTTATACTGGTGGCAAAAGCCAGATCAGTATCTGCTGCCTGAATCAGGACGTAGGAATCAACCGGACTGTCTTTTCCTGTGACCGAGTAGCGAATTTCACCGCTGAAAATCAGTCCGTAGTTGCGGCCATCACTCTGACCCACGTCCGCCGCGTCAACTTCCCGCACGGTCCCGACGTCGCTTGCCGACACCTCCGGCGCGATACCGTCGTAACCGGCAATCAGACGCACTTTCGAAAACTCCTGCCCGGTGATTCGGTTCACAGTATCTGCCGAGAGGTTATAAATTTTGATAGTCCCTACCCGGGACGCGCTGCTGATGTTGAACCAGTCGATCGTAAAGGTGACTTTAAAATCACTTAGCTCAATTCCCTGACCGTTCCCGTCCACAAGCTGCAGCTCGAAATGTCTCATCCAGTTCTGTGACATGCTTACTCCGTTGATACCAGTAAATGGCTGCGACAGCCCAGGTCAGTTTTTGTGGGGTAATCCTGTGTGTTGTCATCACAGACCACCACCAGCTTAAAACCAAGCCCCATACAGGCGTACTGCGCCAGCAGGTCAGCACCAGTGACGAGAGGAATACCGGAGATTACCGGCTCCCCTCTGTCGTTCTGCAGGTCCATAATCCAGTACAGATCGCGCCATATGATGCTAATCCGCCAGGTGACACCACCCAGGACGATGCTGAACTGCTGGTTGTCCGCTGTCAGCGGAATTTCCTGAATTGTCATTAGCCGCCCCCCAGTAATGACGCCACGTTACCCGTGATGCTTTTCAGCAGTGAAGTATCTGGAGGTTTTGTGGTTTTGTTGCCGCTGTTCTGTACCGCCGACGTGCTGGCCCCTTCCTTCATGTTGGTTTTATCCGCGACGGTAATCTGCTGTGTCCGGGAGATAATGACCTCCCTCAGGGTGAGGACGGCGGACAGGACGTTTTCGCTTGTCTTGTCCGTCGTCACTTCCAGCGCCCGGATCAACATGTTGCTGTACAGCCGTTTACCGGTTACCACATCGAAGGGGATACGGCTTTCCTGCAGATCCAGTAGCTCCTGATACGTCTGCTGAGGACTCAGGCCGAGCAGGCTGGTAGCCGTCAGGTTACTGGCAAAATCCAGCAATGCGCCGCCACCGGCGAAACCAACCTCCATCACCACTTCTGACGGTTTTTTATAGGCATGATCAGCGACAGCGGCCCCGACCTCTACCGGATGCTCGGTTATTTCAAGCATATCTGTATGCTTCTCTGAAATAACAACACTGGGAACAATCATTCCTATTTTTCTGCTCTGCTGATGAAAAAGTGTAGAGAGAATATCCACTAACCCACCCTCACCTGATTACTTCGCATGACCTGAGCATTTGCAGACTGTTGCCGACGTGCAACCTCATTACCGACAGCGTGCGGATCTCCGCCACCGTAAATGTGGTAGGTATTTTGCTGGTTAACCTCTGTCACTTTGCCACTAATTCCCGCCACGGCAGCCTTATTAATCAGCTCCCGAGAATAGATATTTCTTCCATTCTCATGCTGGATAATGCTGCTCATCAATGCTGACATGGTTTGCGGATCGCTCATATTCAGGGCAGCCCGGGAATCCACTCCCAGTCGTTGCGATACAGCCCTGATATACGCAGTTGTGTTGTTATTATCAGACGCAGGAGCCCAGGTAGAGATAATTTTCTCCACACTGTTTATTCCCCGTCCAGCGTACAGCATTAACTGACGAGCAAGAGCCCGTAATCCATCAAAGGCAGTTTCAAATCTGGCAAATCGCCCGCCCGGGCGTTCAAGAGAAGCCCCTGCCTGACCAGCAAAATTAAGGTTTCCCGGATTGTTATTCCGTTCTCCTCGTTTCGTAGCCTGTGCATGTTGTTCCGGCTCATCATCACCAAACCAGCCGCGTACCGTCCGGCCCACACTGCGGGGATCGAATCCCCAGTGCTCTTTAATCCAGTCGGCAGTACTGTTAGCGCTGTCTGTAACCATCGGCATCGCTGACGGATTTTCGCTGCCCTGATTAAGTATCTGTTTGCCGATGCTGACGGCATCAGCCCAGCGGCCATCTTTGATAGCGTTGAGCAGGTCAGCGATCATGTTCAGCATTTTGCTGAATTCGCCCATCTGGTCGATGAAGTTGCTGAAATCCCACTTCAGGGACCATGATTTGGGGTCAATATTGAGCAGTTTCGCCAGCGCTTTCACCAGGTCGTTAACGGTCGTTTTAAGGTCACGAACCATCTTCAGCGCGGCATCGACCTCCGGTTTCCACTTGCCCCAGTCAATCAGGCTGTCGCCGCCTTCCTTCCAGGTCTGATAGTCCTCCCACAGGAGGGCAATACCCGCCGCCAGCGCGGTAATGAGGCCAATCGGCGACATCCAGAACGTACTGTTCAGAATGCGCAGCGCAATCGTCAGTGCGCCAAACAGCGAGATCAACTCCCGCGTTTGCTTATCCAGCGATTGCCACCAGGTGATAAGGCCTGATGTCCCCTCAATCAGTCTGAAGAACAGCCGCCCAATAATATCCCCGAGCGCCAGAATGCCTTTTATGGCTTTCGTCAGGGTCTGCTCGATACGAGGGAAGTTGTCCAGGATATGGCGGCGCAGGGTGTCCAGCGAACCCGCAAGCCCCCCCGCAAGATTAGAGCCGATTTTGTCACGGGCCATGCCTGCCATCGCGCCAAACTCACGCAGGGAGGTCATAAATTTGTTGGAGCTTCTGGCCGCCTCGTCAGCATTGAAGCCGATAGCTTTCGCCATTGCGCTGTACTGCCCGGAGAAGCCACCCACACCCCGGCGCATCGCCATAAGGGTATTTTCGTCAATGCCCAGCATCTGCGCATACTGGTTAGCCCGGTAATACGGCATGCTGCTGAGTTTCTGTCCAACGCCCGTAAAAATAGCGGCCATGTCACGCATGTTACCGCTGGCATCACGGGTCTGTACGCCCAGGCGATTCAGAAAGCCTTCTGCACCGGGATTGTTACGAATAAACCGGGAGAGGCTTTCCAGAGAAGATCGCGCAGCGTCCACGCTGCCGCCAACCTGCGAAACCGCATAGCCAATAGACTGAATTCCCTGGACTGTCGCGCCGGTGCGCTGTGACGCCCAGTAAAGATTATCCAGGCCGGAGGCGATCTTAGCCGTGAAGGCCACCACGGACAGCGCAGCTCCTTCAACAGCCAGCCCCATTTTGATGACATTTGCAGTTGTACCGGCGAGGACAGAACCGAACTTTTTCGCTCCTGCATCATCCACACTGAAGCCAAGCGAGACGAGGAAATCTTTAATAGTTTCAGCGTTCATTATCCTCTCTCCATTTCTCAATGCGTCGCTGGTTATCCGCTTTTACCGCCAGATGGTCATTCAAGAGAGCAATGTCATACAAATCGACAGAGCCATCTTTAAGTGCTGTATAAGGAATTAACCCGGCGTCAACCGGATTGAGAAGGTAGGACAGCCCGTCCGGCAGGCTGTTAAACGTCAGCCCTGTTGCAGGCTCTGCGTCGTGCTGGTAAGGGGTGTAGGCAAAAAATTTCCCAGCGAATCGGCGACCACCCGCGCCACCAGTTGCAGCATGACCAGCAGGTCAATATCATCAAACATCAGTTCACCCTGGGTAAATACCGGCACCCATCCGTCCATATGACGCCGCGATACCACCGCAAGACAGGGATGAATAATCGCATCGGTGTCATCTTCGGTCAGGGAAGACAGTTCCTCAGCGATACGCGGGAGCATGGTTTCAAACACCGGTTTTAACTGTTCGAATTTCACGGTGTCGATTTTGCCGTCAGCAGGCAAACGGGAGCGAATACTCCCGAAATCTGACATCATTCCTGCCAGCACCGGCAGAAGTTTGCGGGTCACTTTCAGCTGGTCAAAAACGCTGAGTTTTGCCGTGCGATATTTCACGCCTTTAATTTCGAATTCCATGTATTAAAACTCCCCGAGAACCTGGTCAATCTTGCCGCAGTCAAACACCCACGGCATCGTATTACCGGTTTTAGCGTTGGCGTTATCCGGTTGTTTCTGGAACGCAACACTGCGTGCCGTGATGATGTCGCCGCTGACCTTGTTGCGGATCACGATAACGTTATTCCCCCATGTGGCAGAAGACTGGCTCTGTGCGTTATACGCCAGCGACAATTTTTTATTTGTCGGTGATGTCTTCAGAAGGTTAACGGTAATCGTCCCGCTTTTATCTGCATGGAGGCTGTGCATCACTTCACCATCAGCACCGATGGTCATGGTGTTTTTAGGACCACCCATCGCAACCACAATCCCCTCTTCAGAACTTGCCGAACCGTACCCGAGGTCAATCGAACCGGTCGGCCCGGTCAGCGTCGCAGTGACATCCATAAAAGAATAGGTAGACATTCACTTCCCCTTAGCGAACAACGTTAATCTGTACGTCAGCGTAATGAACCGCGCCTGCAAGTTTTATTGCAGCCTGAATCACCGGAGCCTTACGGGCTTCACGTTCTGATTGTGCCTGTTCATCCAGCGGCTGGGCGTATACGTAATAACCTTTGGGCAGCGTGTCACCTGATGACAACTGGCCAAGGTCGCCCCCGTTCCATACGCCCGGAGCAATCAGTCCATTCTGAACGGCCTGATCCAGTGATTTTTCAACATTTGATAACAGTCGGGTAATACCGGCTTCAGTCTGGGGAACTTTCGTGGTGCTGGTATAAAGCAGGTTATAGAGGCTGGTCTGCACATAATTCTGTAACCAGTCCAGGCCGTGGCGTTCATCAAAGAAATCGCCGTTAGCCATCACTCCCTGCTGGAGGATAGCCGTATCATTCTGGTAGTACACGAACACATTGCAGTTTTTTGCATCAAGTGCCGATGCCTGGCTGACTGTCAGTGTTTCATACCCGACACCCGGCTCCTGCTTAAACTTGAGCGTAATCGCGGTATTACTGCCATTGAAATTAACCGTGAATGCCCGGCCAAATGCAGATAACGCAGCGTATTTATTACCCGATGAATACTGAATAAAACTGCGTGAATATCCGGCGGTTTTCAGTTTTGATGCCAAATCATCTCTGGATGCAGTCTGCAGGCATTTCTCATCGCTTGTCGTAATCGCCAGAATACGGCTTACAGAAGAGGATTCGATCGCCGCAGCCACTTGCAGCCAGTCTGCATCCGGAATATCTGCATCGTCTGCAATCCCCAGCCCATACCATGAAGTATAATCAAGCATGGCATTCACAGCCTGCTCCAGCGTCTCAGGCGTGGCCTGTTCGCTGTCTCCCTTCGTTTTCACCCAACGACCAACAAAAACCTCCTGAGGTTTCGGTGATTGTGAGAAAAACACCTGCGCAGCCTTATATTCTGGTGATTCCACGCCAAAATCTTTTCCAATATCTTCCGCGGCAGAATAACGGCGAATGCGCTCACTTACCGGAATGATTGTGGATGGGCCGAGAATGAGTAATGCACCAAAATTTCGCCCTGATGCTGCACGCGGCGACATGATCACATCAACATTAACAACGTTTGATACAGGCAAGCCCTGTGCCATAGCTTAATCTCCGAAAAAGATGACTGGTGCTTCCACCAGCGATTTAATACCGTACTCGCGCACAACCTTCCGGCGCAGGCGCACCGTCATATCGTAGCGGCGGACCCATTGCTGATTAATAAGTTCAGGGAAGGGAGTCAAACCTGTGTAATCGCCAAGAGACAGCCCCAGCGCATTCAGTGCTGCATTGTTCTGCGGCACAGATATACCGTCACGAAACCGGGACGCATACACCATCCCCGCCGGTCCATAAAACGAAGCCATACACTCAATCGTTTCATGCCGCCAGAGCTGAGAGCCATTATCGGTCTGTCTGGTGAATGCCGGACTGTCATCACCTGACCATCCGATAACCCCAAACGCACACCAGTTCGTTTCAACCGGTAGCAGTGGCGGCTGCTCTTTCTGCCAGCGCGGGCGAACCATCCCGGCAGACAGGCCGGAAACGTTACGCATCCACTGGCTTAACAGCCTGTCGAGCGCTTCGTCATAATCCGGATCGCCACTGGTTGGTATTAACCATCCGCGCTCTGTACTGGTGTTATTGCTCAACCGGAGTTCCCCCATCAAACGGCATCAACTCACAATGCGCCTGAACGAATCCGGCCCCATAAGCTGTATACGGGTCGACGAAGGTCACACGATAATCACGACCCTGATACGTCACGATATCGGCATCACGGCCAGTCTGTCCCTGTGTCAGTCGCTCAGTCGTCACAATCAGAATTGCACCGCTGATTACCTGCCCTGCCTGCATACGGCGGTTTTCCAGAGAGCGATCAACAGTTACGACTCCGGCAAACTGCTTTTTAACTTCACTGTCGCTGCCGATCCCGTCCTCATCAACCGTTTGCACTCGGCGTGTTACCCACAAATTGAAGTCGCAAAAATCGGGGTCAAAAAGCACATCTGTTACATCAAGAGTCGGCATCTTTATCCCTCACTACATGGGTAATCGCTCTGCGATATTGCCCGGTGTCAATTAATGGTTTCGCCAGTTCGGTTCCCGGGGATTCGCCAGCAGCACGCCGGGTAAGTTCCAGTGTTGCCCCCTTGCGCCCCCGACGAGCCCGGGCTTCAACAGTACTGTCAGCAAGCGGCGTAAAGCCGGTAATGGTCATGTAACGCCTGACGCCATTAGCGGCCAGCGTTCCGGCACGGTTGAGCGCTCTTTCCGCACCCGCCGCATTACCATCAAGCGCAGCCTGCGCCGCTGCTTTGAGCTGCGGCACTGTCTGTTCTTCTACCGATTTAACGCCGGGGACCAGGTGAGGTCGTGGCGGGATGTTTTGCGCCGGTGAGCCGTATTCGTTGAGGTAACCGATGCCCGCATTACCAAACGGAACATCATCCCGCTCGCTGTCTTCCGAAGGGATGCCGACCAGCACATCTTTTTTGGTTAACGACCTGAGCGCATCCAGAATGGCCTGAGCGTTATCCACCCTCGTTGTTACACCGCTTTTGAAACTCATAGCTGGCGACCGCCTGCACCGAACATCGTGATCAACTGATAAAATTCAGCGCCATATCGGGTGTTATTCCAGAAACCTGCATCAGGATTCAGCGTCGCGCTGGTGTCATAACTGACGCTTACCTTATCCACGGACTTTGAGGACTGAACACCATTGGTTGAACCGCCCGGACCACCAGCCAGCATCGCCCGGCTGTCTGCCGCCCAGAGCGTCATGTAGTGCGCAACGAACAACCCGGCAAAGTACGGAAACAACTTTTTTCCGGTGACGTTTTCGCTCAGCAGTTCATCGGCCAGATTCAGACGAAACTGGATTTGCGCTTCGGGATATTTGGCAGGGTCAGCAAACTGCGGGAAGTCGCGGCGAAAATCACTTACCGCTGGCAGACTTTGATTCTTTGGCATTTTTTACCTCGTTACGCGCGTCTGTGGCTTTGCCAACGGATACCTCCGCGTGCGCACGAGTGAACCAGTGCGTGGCAACTTCTTCCTCCACAGCATGACGGCCTTTAACAAACTCGCGCCGTGAACCGTCGGGAAGCGTGAGCACAAACGGGGTATGTACGTGTATTACTGCATTATTTTTTGCCATCGGGTCATCCTTAATGGCCCCCGCCAGGGGGCCATGTGGCTGTTAAATGCCATCAACGTACGAAATGGTTTCTTTGTACACTGGCTCAACCGCACCCAGCTTGCCGTAGTAAGTGACGATCTGATACAGACTGCGATACTGCACCGGCACGCTCTGAAGCGGAACCAGCGGGTAGCGGACGTATTTTTTATCGTTGGTATACGCAACCATGCGATCCTTTTTCCCCACACCACGGCCTTTCAGCCATTTAACCGCGCGGATATTCAGCGGAACACCGTTCTGGTGATAGCTGATGGTGTTGGTCTGAAGGTACGTCAACAGGGACTGGTTACCCGCAGATGAAACGATGATGCTGGACAACAGAGCAAACTGCTCAGGTGGGATCAGCAAATCACTCGGAACCACAGAGTAACCGGAAGCGGCCCACGCATCAGACAGCACCTGGTTAATGCTTGCGCGGATTTCGTCCGGTGTTGAGGTTGCCCACGTTTTGGCAGCGTTGTTGACAGGCACGCCGTCCAGGGTAACAAGGCCTTTCAGGTTTAATGCTGAATCGCCAACATATACCTGTTCATCGTTATCCATCTGCCATTTCAGTTGCATCCCGTCATACTTCTGCGTATCAATCGGGCGTCCGACCTGCTGAGCAGCCTGCAATTCTATGACCGTCCAGCCAAGTTCCATCCCCCACAGGTTCAGCGGGTTACCGGATTTGCCGATATCCACGTTCACGCCAGCAATAGCGGTTGAGTCTTTGCCTACCCAGTTTTTGCCATTCGGATTTGCGCCAGTACCCGCAGCGGCGAAGCTGGTATTCGTCCAGCTGGAAATGTCATCTGCGATGGAGACATCTTCACGCAGTTGGATATCGCGGGTCCAGGTGTACCCCACCAGTGGCAGGTTCAGCGTCTGGTCGAGTCGTTCCAGCTCCCCGATGAGAAAGGCACCAGAGCTGTCAACGGTTGCCTGATCAAAAGTAATCATTCGTCTGTTCCTTAAATCTTCCAGGAAATTTCTGCATTGCCGTTAGCATCACCGGCACCTGTGAATTCAGCGTTGGTCAGCACCACGTTTTTGCCACTGACTGACGTGGCCATGAATCCACCCAGCGGCACTTTGATGGATGCATCAGTGGAGACGACAACGTATACCGGGTCGCCTTTTTTGATGGTGCTGGCATCAAAATCAGAACCGAGATTAACGGTCACGTAGCCACGCTTCATGGCGTCGCCCGGGAAGTTCTTGCCTGTTCCCACCTGGCGAACCATGTCCGGCTGCGACGTGGTCGGATAAGGGCGCACGTAGATCCCCTTCACCTTGTCTGCGGTATCACCATCTGCCAGCGGCACGAAAAAACCGTCATCATCGTATTTACCAGCCAGGCCATAGGCAGCGAAGGCGTTATCGGATTTAAGGACCACCGGTTCGACGGTTAAGTCCTGCGGGCGAGAGACAGCCCCGGCAATGCCAACAGGCATCCGGTACAGAAATACATTATTCATTTTTTACCCTTTACGGTTTGCCCAGAATTCAGCGTTTTGTTTGTTCAGGGAAGCGATACTGGTCATGCCCATGTTTAGGCGCTGTGCATCGCCGGTGGTGGCGCGGGTGTTTCGCCCTTTGGCAATCTCAGACACGGCATTAAACGCCATGTCGACCGATTGTTTCGGCAATTTGCGGATATCCGCATCACCGACGATCTGGCGAACCAGCGTTTTATCTGCGGAAGCCAGAACCTCGCGTTTGAACTCGGTCGGTTTCATCTTACGGCTCAGATCGATACCCGGAACGATAACTTCGGCACGCCAGGCTGAGTCACCAGTAATCGTGGTTTCCTCTTCATCGTCCTCGCCGTCACCGGTCGGATTATCGTCAGGCTTATTATCGTTATCGCCCGTGGCATTTCCTTCCAGCTTAGCCAGCAGGGCTTTCAGTAATGTTTTGAGGTCATCATCACTGTCGCCGGTTGGACCTCCACCCATCTCTGGTGCTTTGTCCGGTAGTGGTTGCTGCGGGGACAGGTTGATGTTGAGATTAACGCCCTGCGGCAAATCCCCCTCATCTCCTGTAACCGATGCGGGAGCCGACTCCACCAGTTCGTTCATGGTGTCGGCATCTCCTGTCTTGATGGCTGCGCGCATGCGGTTCCACCAGTTTTTCTTTTGATTTGCCATTGTGTCTCTGTCTCCAATTGCACAACGATTTCCGGCTCTGCCTTTGGGGACAAGAGCCACATGGTTTCCGGTAATATCGACCTGCTCGGCTTTACCTGGCTCGGTCTGCTCGTACTCCGCGTCATAGCCGCACGACACTTCACGCAGGCCATCTTCGATAAGCTGAATGGCGTTTTCGTCTTTGACGATAAGGTCAGCCAGCATCAAATCAGACTGCTCACCCGTCCCGCGCCGGACATTCTGGAGGTGCCCGACAGCAAGCTCTTTCCAGTTCTCGGGATTTACCAGCCGCACATTCCCGTTTTCATCTTCAGGATGCAGGATCGTGATGCTCATCCCTTCGAATGAGGCAAGCGTGGCCGGATGGAATACCTGCTCAGGAGAACGTGTGACGACTATTTCACCGAACTTATCGGGTTTCAGTTTTGGCAGGTCATCAGCACCATAGAGCTGCTTACCTGTTCGTCCTATCGGCACGTCTTTGCACAGCAACGAGCCGTCAGCCAGCTGGTAGCGGGTTTCTCCCAGCCGGGTATTGAAAAAATATTTCATGGGTTACCTGCGATTCAGGCGGGATAAGATTGGGAGGTGGGAAAAACGATTTCTTTATAACAGCGACAATTCGGGAGCTCGCCAGCATGACCTGTCATGCCGTCAAGCGTTGGAGGTTTACCCCATTCGACAAATTTACCTTCCATTTCCTGATGAGAATGCCTGACGTCACCATCTTCGGCTGTACGCCAGATATAACCATTCGAACCAATTGACAGCGCACGCGCCTGATCCAGCGCTCCGGTTGCACGTCCAAGTTCAGTACGGGCAATCAGGTCAGCTCTGGACTTTGCTATATCACCCGATGCGGCTATTTCTTTAGCAAAATGTTCCGCTCTCCCACCGGTAACAACAGCTTCTATCGCCCGATTCTGGATGTCGTACACCCTGTCAGCCGCCTCGAGGGGTAGCGATTTGATGTACTTAACCTGTTCAGCAACGATGGATTTCATCACCTGCCCTGGAGGGGCACTGTTTACCAGATTGCGTAGCTCACGGCTGATGGTTTTGCTGTGTTTACGCCACTGCTCATCATTCTTGCGCACAATGTCGGCGGTAAAGTTTTCCGCGACCTTTGTCGCCCAGGGGGTGATGATTTCACTGTAGCGTTCCAGCGCCTCAATAATTTCCGTGATACTGTCATTTGAACCATCGTAGCGACCATTTACGATGTCCCCGACCGCCCGCGCTATCCTGCGTAGACTGGTTCGATACCGGATTTCCGCCTGACGGTTCCTGCGGTTCGTCATCAGGTTCGCCGATGCCGGGCGGCGCTTCGTCTTCGGCATTCTCTATGTCCTCGTCGGTAATGGATGCCCCGATGCCGGTTACGTCAGAATTTTCGCGCAAATCAGTCATAGCGGCTTTCAGTGTCATCAGACCATCACCCAGCGCTGTACTGATTGCGTTGGTGGTATTTAACGCCACCGTTGAACGATCGACATCAGACATTTGCCAGAGCGGGTTAAACTCAAACGTGAAATCATCCGGGAGCGGCTTGCCAAGTTCCGAACGATGCATGATGTCCAGTATCCGCCGCACCGGAAGACGTAAACGCCTCTCCTGCAACGAGCTTACCCGGTCGTAATAGTTGGCAAGGTCTGCATCGCCGGTAGAAAATCCCTTCGGTGACTGTCCGAACAACCGCACCAGTGGGATACCAACAGCGCCACTAATCTGTTCTGCAAACTGTGAAAGGATGTCATCCAGACCACTGAAGCTGTACTGATGGGTTTCAAACTTATCCCGCGAGTCCATGAGAGTCATGCCTTCATTGCTCTGGAACTGTCGAATCAGGTCAATATTCTTCAGCAACGCTTCATACGCAGGACCACCAAGTGCGATAAGCTCGCGTAGTTTCTCCACGCTGTAGGTACGCAAATGCGCTTTGTAGACCAGCTGCGCCGCGCCGACAGTAGCGCTGTCGAACGCGGTAAGACGATCCCAGATACGCTCTACAACCGACATTCCCCATTCGTTCTCGGTCATCTTCTGCTGAAATGGCAGCGTGACGCCATCAAAGCGAATCAGGCGACTGTGATGAATGCGCCAGGCAGGAATTCCCGTTGCTGTGGTCACCACATCGTAAAACTCAGGTTTACCCAGGTCCGGCCCCATATCTTTAATGCGGCGGGTCAGTACCGGGTCGATCATCCAGCGGTCAAGCGGGAGAATCCCCTTAAACTTGCCCTTACCGATGGTTTCGGGTCGCAGCGGGGTCATTGGTGCCTGCCCCTCAATCATGATGAAACCCACCGCGCCGCCGTAGAGGCGCGACCATTTCAGCACGTCATTCAGCGCATCCCAGATTTGCAACTCATCCAGTTGTGATTCGAGAATGCCACGATCTTTTGCATCAATTTCCGACGTGATGCGAATGCCTTTGCGGGTCATATCATCCGGGATAGCATCGACCGCTTCGCCGATGATCCAGGACGAACGATAGGACCATTCCACCAGCATGCGGTTACGACTGGTGAAATTAGCCCGGTAGGTGGATGCTGAGTGCTGGTTAGATGTCTGCATCCCTACGCGGGCAATAAAATTCTCATAACCATCAGCTGTGGCCTGCGCAGTTCGCCGCAGGGCTTGTTTGTTTCGTGCCATCAGGCCTGTCTCCCCAGCTGTTCCCAGATATCCAGCGATGTATCAATTGGCGCGAAGGCCATAATGAATGCGTCAGCAACGTTTGGTGACGGTATCTCGCGTTTTGCGAGGTCTTTTTTACTTTCGACCATCACACGTCCGTTACGGTCAAAATCGCGATGAGGTGTTGTCAGTTCCAGTTTCAGCTTTTCAAGCAACGGACAACGAGAATCTATGCTGATCAGCTCATCCACAGGATACTGTTCTCCGTTGTTAATGGCGTTAAACGTATTTCTGAAACGGTCAGCCACCAGCCACCATGCCTGAGCCTTAAGATTTGCGAAAAAGTCTTTGTTGGGGATGCCGTTGTATTCGTCATCTGGCTCATGCACACCAGCACTGGCGTTAAACCTCTGGTAATTCACACGTCTCGCGTATGCATTCTCGCTCTTCCGGTCAGCGTTAATTTCAGAGAATTTAGCACCGGCAGACGCACCAACACCGATAGAGTCGTAAACAATATCTGCTTCACGCTCCAGCGCCGCCTGATAAGTACGCTGGCAGCTCTTCAGTAATTCATCTTCTTTGGCCTTCCATTCGTCGGCCCAGAAAACAACGGATCCGTGACGGTAAACGTTAGCGCACTTATCTGTACCACTGTCAGCCACGTCAAAGCCAATACGCTTTCTTCCACTGGGTTCGAAATTTAACGTTTTGTGCGCATCCACTGCGGCTTCTATCCAGGACAGTTTGATGATTGCCGCATCATCATCAGACTCCGGAACGCCCTCATACACATGTTTAAAACCATCCGGATCACGGCGTCGCGCCGCGTCGATAACCTTAAGCATGGTGTCAGACAGAAACGGATTTTCGTCATAGTTAATTTTGCGGATGAGAGTGCCTTCGGGCGGATCAACAACGAAGTTGCGCCAGACGAAATCAGTAACAAGTCCGGGGTTGAATATGAACCAGCATTCCGACCCCTCTTTACGGATCGTTGGCTCCAGAATTTTCCACTGGTATTCCGTCAGTGCGTGGGCTTCTTCCAGCCACAACACATCGATCCCCTCCAGTGACTTAATTTCTTCGATGTTGCGCCATAATCCATAAAAAACAAATTCCGAGCCTGTAACCCGGTTAATGATTTTGTTGTTCAGAATACGGAAACGGTGCCGCAGGCCAAACCTGTCTATCTGAATTTTGAGCAGGGTATACACCGACTCTTCGATTTTATTCTGGATCTGGCGGGCACAACAAAAACGCAGGGTGTATTTATTCGACAGAAATATGGCAATGCCAGCGGCATCCCATGATTTTGACGATGACCGGCCACCATAAAGCACTTTGTTACGTGCCCGCGTAGTCCAGAAACTACGTAAAGCCGGATTAAGCGTCGGTTTGGATGTCAGAGTAGAAGTCATTGAGGTCACGCTCTCCATTGCCATCATCAATACCTGCATCACGGCGAAGACGATCAGCCTCCAGAGACACCTTATCAGTGGCGGCCTTGCGGTAGGCTGTATCAGCAAATATCTTTCCTACCGTCGCAAGCGTGCCAACGATGGACTCAATACGAACTGTATTGCGCATCATTGCTTTCTCGGCGGCGCTGATATTTTCCATCAGCATCTTCCTTTCCTGGTCCCCACTAGCATCTTCCAGCGACACCAGCCACCGACCAATATTCTCTGCAGCGACAAGGTTGTTAGCACGAAGGCGAAATAATTCGTCCTCGAGCGTCAACGCTTTAGCGTCCTCTATCACCTCATCTTTGAGCAGAAGGCGACGGGCATAACCACCGTGTTTTAATGCCTGCTGGTTACCGGGTTGGAATGGGTTAGTCGGGGGATCGGTACGCATTCCGCGTATCGGTTTCGTATCCAGTGTAGGTTCTGTTTTTAGTTGCGTACCTTTTTGTGTAAGGCCAGTAATGGCAGGCTTTCTGCTGGTACGCACTTTTCTTTTTTGCGTACCATTTTTGCAAACCTGCGTACCGCCACTGCGTACCCAACCAAGCTTTTTGGCCCTCTTCCTGATAGCCCCTTCTGTAACGCCGTATTTCTCGCCTATATCACGGAGGCTAAGGACTCCGGCCCGGTATGCCGATTCGATGGCCTCCCAGTCCGGTTTTGCCATGAATTTTTCCTCTTAGTGACATTATCGAAGCCCCTTATCAAAGGAGCTTCTGTAATGTCAGTCCCGAACAAACGTAACCTTCGTGTTTGTCGCTCGCCTTACAAGGCGCGCCGCTTCGCGTTGCATTTCATCGATAACTTTTTGCGTCATCGGCTGATGCGCATATTTACGTTCAATCTCTGCAAAAATTCCGTTCATCGTTTCGCTGTCTGGTGGGATAACTTCAACGTTTAATCGTGCCATTGGTTTGTGCTGCCCTGTTTTTCTCAAAAGTCCTGATATCGGCCTTATCCCTGTTGCACTGTGCTAACGCTGACAGCAACGCAACATTCAGGTTAAGGCTGGCTCCCCACGTAAACGGGTCGGGTAAATCTGGCTGGGGTGTTTCATCCGTCAGACTGGCTGGTAACGGAACGACCGGCACCGACACGTATACCGTTCGCGTATTCGTGCAACCGCTTAACTGCGCCAGAAGGAACGATACGAACAGCGCAATCATCATCCGCAACAGCCACTTTGATATCTTCCTGGGTTCTCTGTGACTCCAGTGCGATCTGCTGTTTTGCATGCTGGTTAGCCTCTATAACTGTATTGATGATTTGCAGTGATTGCAGGACGTTACTGGTAATGGCTGTTGCAGATTCAGCATTTCGTACAGCCTCATCAGCACGCTCCTTTTCGTACTGATATTTGCTGTAGTAATGCCCGGCATACCAGATAAAAGAACCGATGACGGTAACAAAGAAGGCAACAATAACCAGCTTATATCTCAGCTTCATTTACCACCCCACCAGCTTCTTTAAATCGGGAAATCAGGTCACCGATTCTATGTTCATACTGACCGTAACCTGCACCAGGTAACGACGCCCAGATATTGCTGCAACGGTCGATTGCCTGACGAATATCGCCACGGTCAATCATCGGTAAAGCGCCACGCTCTTTAATCTGCTGCAGCGCTACAGCATCCTGACTTTCTGGGGAATAATCTTTCAGGCCAAGTTGCTTGCGGTAGGCATCCCACCAGCGAGAAAGAAGCTGGTAACGTCCGGCGGCTGTTGATTTGAGTTTCGGATTTAGCGTGACAAGTTTGCGGGGGTGATCGGAGTAATCAGTGAACAGTTCGCCACCGACAATAACATCATAACCGTGATTTCTGGTTTTCTGCCGTCCGTTATCTGTTCCTTCTGACCATGCCACCATATCAAGGAAAGCTTTACGCTGGGAATTAAGTGTCTGCATTAATTACTCCTTATGGACACCGAACTTGTTACCGATGACCCTCATTGCCGCACCACGAATAGCATCGACACCAATCAGCCCCACCCCACCACCAATGGCAACAGAAAGTGATTTAGGCCATCCGACATACTCAAGCGCGGATGCAAAGGTCAGCGTCAGGGCACCACAGAGCAAAATCTCAAGCGTTTTTCGTTTCCAGCCCCCACCACCGCCAAAATAGGCGATGCGCAAACCAGCCATAACGATCGACATAATCACTGCACCCAGCGGTGTGTCTCCACGCCACCAGCTCTGAAACAACTCCAGCCAGTCCGGCCAGGTATTTGGGTTATGAGGCATTTCATCATCTCTCACCTCGCACATATCGCGGGTGCAAATTGAGGGAATAAAAAATCCCCGAATATTCCAGGAGCGGAAACGGGGAAAAGCGTTGCACTAAATGGGCCTGTCTGCGGCCTTAAATAAAAAAACCCCGGCAAATGCCGAGGTCAGTTAATCGTTGCCGCTGTTAGTGCTGCGGTGCACTATCTCTTTATCAGGCTACTTACGCGTTAAACCGGGTGCCAACCGTAACTCAGTGATGCTTTACGCTTCCTCTCCCTCACTACGTCGCCATGGGAGCCCGACCAGATTAACGCTGTCGTCACGTTGCCAATATATGGCATCCAATGCATTCTTTTTATTTAGCTATTTCATTTTTCTATCCGTCAGAAACAACAAAACCCGCTCAATGGCGGGTTCTGGTAAAGTTCATGCGCTTGATTCGCCTCGCGATACAGCTTTGCGAAGCGTACCGGAATTGAAGCAGTTTATGTGCAAAAATGCAAGAACTTTTTTAAAGCTGCATCAACCTTTCCACCAGTTTATCTCTGCGAACAACAAACCAACCATTGGCTCTCGCCAGTTCCAGCCATGACTCAAGGGAAATAACAATATCATCATCCCGCAACTGAATTGTGGAAACAGTGACACCGCCTCGCTGATAACAGAGAACTCGCGTGTCGTAACTTTTCTGGCATGAAACTGGCGCTGACGGATCCTTTTGTCTGAAATAGCAGTCTTCCAGCTTTTCGAACACATCCCACGCCTGATCGGTTTCGAGCATTTTGGCATGACGGGCTGCTCCGCGTTCTGTCCAGAGGATGAGGGAGCGGGCTTTCGGGGAAATTTGTAACCCTCTTAAAGATGGTTGCAAATTTTGTGAGTAGTTTAAAGCTACCCGCAAATTTTTCAGGGCATCACCAGCCACTTTGAAAAAATGCTTTCCTTCAATAAAGCGCTCAGCATTTCTGGCGTAGTTATTTTGAATGTTCTTAACTTCAGCACCGTACAACTGCGCCAAAAGTTCGGTGGTAATAACAGGAATCTGGTTATGGGTGATCGGGGAGAGAGTTTCAACAGAAATTTGAGTTGTCATAATGACGCCCTCTGGTGGTTTCTAAACCATCACCACCGTCAGGTTCCTAATCATCGGGTGGTGAGACGTACAGGGTTAGGAACTACCGGGAAACCAACCGGCGAGCTTTTCAGCTCCCCCATACGCCCCACCATAATTCAGATGTGCGCGTGCATACGACAATAAAAAACACGCTCGCGGCGTGTGTCTGTCGCGGTCTCTATCCGGGGTTCCTAATCCCGACGCCAGATTTTGCTGGCGCGTGAGGAATATAGCCCCGGATAACAGATTGAGTCAACAGACAGTTTTTAAATACCCGGAAGAGAATGCATCACGCATCGGCAGATAGAGCATATATTCAGCAAGATTTAGCCATACATCTACCCGACTGCAGCACGTCCGAAAACACCACTCAGGGTGTGCATCATTTAGCAATTCAGCCATTTTGCGCTTAGTCATCCCCCGTCCTTCATACCGTTGCCGGAGGACACTAATCAATCCAGGATGCTCTGCTAGCACCTCACTTATGACTCTATCAATACATAACGCCTCTGCATCAGTACAATGCGCCAGCCAGGTCTTTTGCTTGCCATTGATCATCTCTCGCAAAAACGCTTCCAGCTCAGGTTTCTCTATTCCCGCTTTTTTCATCCTGCGCAGGGCTTCATTGACGGCTGTTTTCGTCAATTTTTTGGATGCCAGCAACTGGTTAAACATATTTCCCGTCTTACCGCCGCCAATATACGACCAGCGCCCCCACATGCGCAGTTTTCCCTGAATCCAGACACTTTCCAGCGTGGTGAGACGAAGGTGTTCCCCGCTTTTGCCTGTATTTGTTGGGTAAATCATAAATAACCTTCCTTTCTCCAGATTTCTTGTGTGCGAAAAACACCTTCTGCATGCATCAGGCGTAATTCTTCTTTGGTGTAATCGCTGTTTTTTACCCGCCCGTCGATTAAATCGTGGCATGAGCTACAGGCAATCGCTGCCTGCATATCGTGTGGTTTTGTCGCTGTTCCGCACGTCCCCGCCAGCCTGTAATGCGCCAGCACAGAAGTTTCGGGATTGTGATTGCAGTAGCCAGGAATTCTGACGGTGCACATCTGCCCCCGCGCCGCTTTACGTAAATCCACCATTACGCAAACTCCAGTAACTGCGCGGCCACATTTTCGACTTCCTCCGGAGAGGAAAATTTACGGAACAGGATCCAGTTCCACAGCACATTCAGTACAGATTTATAAACCTGCTGAAACTCGGTTTCGTCCATGTTCGCAAATGCGATAGATTTTGCCCTGCGCCCACGACTACCATCAGGATAAATATGCTCGGTGTAAAATCCGGCCTGAATGGTTACCCATTCGCGAAAAGCGTCAAATGACTTGAGTAAGGCCGTATCCCGGGTTCTGCAAGTCGCAACGGTGTTAAGGTATTGCTCTGCGGCATCACTCAGGGCTGGCGTATGTTCCCGACCTACTGATTCGCACAGGAAATCAACGAAACCGGACACCAGTTCTCGTTCGCGAGGCGTGATCGCCCCACCGTTCGGAGTCCAGTAATCGAATCCCAGTTGCAGGAGTTTGAAAAAACGCTTGTGGAACGCGTAGTTACGCACTCGCTTAAAGTCCGCGTGTATCCACTCACCTATTTTGATTTGATGCAAAAAATCGCAACTCTCCGGCGTCGCCGGGAGAAGTAATCCAGAAGAGGTTTGTTTGACCAGTTGTATATGCGCCATCGTAGTTCTCCGCTGGCGCAGTAGAATGGGTGTTCAGCCCGTTATGTAGTATACCAGAATTAATGCCAATACTAACAGGATGCTCTGACTCGCAATTCATCCAGCAGTTTATCATTTCCCATAATGTCACTTACCCTCATCGGTAAAAAAATTGCCTTTCGACCATTACGATACATCATTGATTTTGGGGTTTCAGGGAAGTAATCCATTTCGACTATAACTGACAGGTCATCACGACGTATGACTGCGTATTTGCTACTAAATAGTTTCTTTATTTTTTCCACGATGCCTCCAGGTTTATAAGTACAAACGGTTATATCTACATAGAGACAAAAATATTAATCTGAAAAATATTTATTTCACGCCGTATATTTGATTATTTAATGTGCAGGTGCAATGACTTTTATTTTATGTTGTGTATATAATCAAATATATGGTTATTTTTCACCCTGCGCATTCAGCGCGCAACAAAAAACCCGCCGAAACGCTGAGGGATCCCCATAAATCAGCGCTGAAGCGGGTTAAGTGCGGGTGCGTTGAGGATGCCTGACACATCAGAGGTGGCGGGAGATTTCTCCCCCGCCAGGTCTCTTACTCCTCAGGTTCGTAAGCTGTGAAGACAGCGACCTCCGTCTGGCCGGTTCGGATTCGTACCTCGCAGAGGTCTTTCCTCGTTACCAGTGCCGTCACTATGACGGTTAAACAGATGACGATCAGGGCGACTAACATCGCCTTTTGCTGCTTCATAGCCTGCTTCTCCTTGACCTTTCGGTCCGTAAGAGGCAATCTATATGTGACGAGCATATAGGGGCCTCACTTCGATTTATAGTCGGGTGGGGCTTTTATCTATCTGCCGTTGGTGTTCATGCCCGAGGCAGACAGCCTCAAGCACCCGCAGCTATTCTACTTAACTATCCTTTTCCCGCAAATCGTTTTATCCTCAACGCAAATTTCACCAATCCTCCTCCAACTCGTGTCCCTTACCCTAAGGCTGTTTCCCTCTTTACACAGAAGATAATTAATGTATTATTTTTTACAAACAATCAGTTAAGAGCTATCTGTGGGTGGAGTCGCCTTGCGGTAGCTTTTCCTTTTATGCATTGCACACATACATGCTCTAATATATTCCTATATGTTCAAAAGGACTTTTCATGCACAGCGTTAACTTCTATTCATTCCGTGTGTTAACCCACAAGGGCAGCCGAACCAGCAAAAGACTAAACAACCTAGGTTTAAGCGATAAAAAAACAGCATATGAATTATTTGTTGAGTATTTTAATAGCTATAAAAACACACCTATTGAATTTGGTCTCTCGAAAACAAAGGTTTCTCTTGAACAACACACATCACTCACCTTTGATGCTCAAAACCAAGTAATATATGGATATGTAAAGGTTGGGAAATATGGTGAGAGCAGTGAAATAAAAGACGATAAACTTACTAAAATACGTTATACAACAACTATCAACGATGTAACTCTCAAACAGCGTTACATTTTAATATTTTTGCCAGACAATTTAGAAGAAGGGATTATAGCATTTCACGCTAATGACAATATTTCTGCTCGCAGCACACTCTCTGATGCATTACTAGACCACTTGAAAACAAAATATAAACTTGAAGCGAGAATCAATCCCCTTTGCCACAAAAAAATTCCCCAACACATCCTTGATTCAGAATTAAAACAAATAAAAGCCCAAGGTTACAAAGCACCAAAGGACATCACGGATTCATTCGGAAATAACAAAACAAACATCAAAACTGATTTGGTAATAAAAGCAAATCAAGGCGTATTTGGTAGTTTTAAAGACTTAAAAGACAAAAAACTAGGAAATATAATAGAAATAATTGAAGATAAGTGTGACGCAATAAAAGTTAGTTTACAATTAGGCAATAGAACAGTCATTTTTAATTACGACACCATCTTAAGAAAAGGAATTTCTGCCGAATTAGATGATAACGACTTAAACATAAACGCATCTACAGGAATCCCCGATCTTAAAGCACTTCATGACACTGTTAAAATCATTGCGAATGATATACTAAGTGAGTTACATAGTGGTAATGGGGGAGTAAAAATATGAACAAGATTAACGTAATGAGTGTAATAAAAAAACATTACACAACAATGTCGGATCAACGCGGAAATATTTTACTCGAAGACATCGCAATACACTTCATCATTCCTCTTACATTATCATTAATCATATGTTTTACCTATGGGATAATGAAAACCTCTATCGCATCTGTTTTTGTTAACTTTGGAGCAATTACTACCGCACTATTAATGAGCGCGGTTATTATGATCTACGATCAAAAACAAAAAAACTGTATTTAAAATTTCAGACATTGAGGAAAACAACAAACCACGTTCAAATCTAATAATTTTAAATAATAATAAAACCGTATATGAGCAATTATGTCACAATGTTTCTTATGCCATATTAACATCTGTAGCGTTAGTTATTTTTTCGGTTGCAATATATTTTCTCCCAGAACCCCCAAGTGAATTAAAAAAATGGTATTTCGCAACCCCTGCTTACATAATCAGTTATTTAGCATACTCATCCTTCTTTTTTACCGTAGTAACATTCTTGATGGTTATAAAAAGATTTAGCACAATATTAGATAGTTAAACAATGGAACCGCCGCCCTTTCGGGCGGCTTCCTGATGTTCTAAGGGTGCAGAAATCCCTCCGGTTAAGGATTAAATTTTTAACAGAGCTAAATTTAATTATTCAGTTCTGGATTTTGTCGCCCTGCGTATCCGCGCTTTCGCGTTACGCTCAATCTGAATTAGCTTTTCTATATTTTTTCGCCTTTCCCGCTCCTCCTGACGCAAGAGCCTTACATCATCTGCCAGTCTGGTTTCTCTTTTCGCCACAGAGAGCATCCAGTCAAATGGTTCCACAACTGCACCGCAGATTTTACAGCGGACCTGACGCTCTTTTTCGTCAACCCGGACAGAGGCGTGATGACAATATGGTCTTTCCGATGGCTCATAAAGAAAATTAACCTGATTACGAGGGTCATCCTCTTTTACCGGAAATAAAACGATATTGCTTAACTCATCCTCTGGTTTTATTTCCATGCTCCTCTCCTTTGATGCGAATGCCAGCGGTAATTGAAGCCTGATAGCTAATTTCACTCACAGTACCGCCTCCTGAAAATTTAATGAACAATTCAATACGTTCTTTGGTAATAGTGGTCATGTGTTACTCCTTAACCCGCAGTGCTTTCAACTGATGAGGGGAACAAAATCTTTTCATCAAACCCTGCATTCATATCATGAACAGCAACACACCAATCCATCGACGAACGATTATCAAGAGCCTCCATGATTTCATCCATGCGGCGTAGGTCATACAGGTAAATGCTTTTATCGCCAATGGTGTAAAAGCCAATTTTTTTCGGTGATGGACAGCGATCAAGAACTTCCTGTAATTCGTTCAACCATGCCCGTTCTTTTTTTGTCAAAGTTGCCATATCAGTTTTCCTTATACGGATTAATTTTATTGTGCAGTGTGTTGAATGACGCCCATACCACGTCGTTATACAATTCAGTAACTGGCTCAATTATTTTCCCGATTGCCCAGACAAAAATTAGAGGGGATATCGGTATCATCAATACGATAAACAGAATGAGAAACAAAAATTCTGTCGCCCTACTTTTTTGCGGATATTCTTTTCTGAATAATGTAGTCATTTCTTACCGCCCTTTCGGGCGGCCTCCCGACATTAATCGTTGTGGTAACTCATGGCTTCATTTGCAGCATCAACCGGATCAACCTCCCACCAGCAATAATTTGGTGCGTTTCCTTCAGGTGTCCACGGTTCCAATTCATTTTTTGCCACATTCTCGTCGCCAGTAATTTTAAAAATCTGCTCAGAGAATTTTTTCACCCACTCGTTATATTTTTCAGTGTTAATAATTTTCTGTGTATTTGACATAGATATACCTCCAGTTAAGGATTAAATTTTATTTACAGTGCTGAACTTAATTATTCAGATTTGGATTATGCTTTCTCTTCACGAAGTTCCGATTGTTAATTTGGCTCACAACAGCACCTTCTGAAAATTACCCTGATAGAAAGCCAGTACACGCTGCATAGCTTCGCTCTTCCGGCACTCGCTACAGATTATGTTTTGACGCCTGTCGTAGCGGCGTATTTCTCCGTCTGGTAATGGCCAGATAAGGTCAGGATCAACCACAGATGGTTTCTTCAGATTTGCCCTTGAGAGTTTTTTGCGGGCGTTTTGCCAGTCCTTACGCGCCTGTTCAGACGGGAATAACCCGTAACCAGAGTTGTATACATCGCCACTGGCAACCAGCTCTCTGGCAAGAGCACTCATCAGATATCTTGTCGCACCTGTCTTGGCTTCCAGTTGCCGTAACGTCTCGCGTCCGCTCTGGCGCACGAGTTCAACAACCTGCCCCTTAATTTTTTCCCGCTCTTCTTGTGTAAATACTTTTGCCATAAGCGCCTCCGACAATCACTTTTCCGACACAATACGACCGGATGAATCGACAATCTGTCGGACAATATCCCGGTGTTTGTTCAGCTCCCGCAGCGCGGCGCAGACACGCTCCCACTTCTGGACATGATTTTTCGCCCGACGCAGTTCGCGATTTGCCATATGCAGCGATGGTAAAAACAGATTATCCGCTTGCGTTTCAGTGAACGATGGCAACGACTTCACAATGTCCGCTACAGTTTCTGTTTTAATATCTTCCTGTGTAGCAGCTTCCTGTACTGGTAACGCAACACCTGCTGGCTGAGGAAGGGGTTTACCATCAGTTTCCGCTACCGATGCTGCTTTCGGCTCTGCTGGTAAATTATCGCCCGGTATGCAGTAACGAAATTTACCGCCCTGATTTACGCGAATCAGACGACCTTTGCTGATTGCCATTGCCAGCGTTGAAGCCACTTGGCGTGATGTGGTACCAAACAATGTAGCCAGCTCATCAGCCGTTTGTGGTCCGCGTTGTTCAATCGTTGCGGTTAAATCGCACTCTGAGATTTTCGCTACTGTTGCTGTGGTGGTTTCTTCCGGCAGTTCTGCCTGCGCTGGCTGTTCCTGCTGAACGTTGTTATCAGCCACACGCCAGGTGTACGCGCTTTTATCAACAAAACCAGCCTTTTTCAGTTCCCATAGTTCGTTCAGCACTTCTTCACGACTGATATCAAGTCGCGCAGCAAGTTCTATGGATGTGGCTTTTCCCATTGCTTTCAGTGCGTCAAAAACAGTCTCCATTAAAACTTCCTCCCGGTAAAAATTACTTCTCAATTCCTGGCTGACCAACATTCGGACGCCAGCTCTCCCAGTTAAAATTCACCCATCGCCCTCCGTTCATGGTCATGCGATCCATAATCCGCTCGCCGAGCAATGTTTTCATGGCCTCATAGTTCAGGTTTGTCAGCATCCCCACGCTGCGCATCGACGCTGTCCGGCGATCAACAATCTGGTGCAGCACCACCTGCTCGTTTTTCGTCTCGCGCTGAATGCCAATTTCATCAAGAACCAGCAGATCCACTTCGCACAGCTCCCGCAAAAATTTTTCGCCTGACTGCCCGTCGTCATAGCTGGCGTGCAGGGCGCTCATAACATCAGCCACGGTAACCACAATCACTGTCTGACCGTCTTTCAGCAGGCGATTCCCTATAGCTGCCGCTAAGTGATTCTTCCCGGTACCAGGTTTTCCGCTGAACGCAAAATTTGTACACCCGGTCATCAGTTCATCGGCGATGGATTTCGCCTGGCTTAACGCGTATCGCTGGCCGTCGTTCAGCACCTGGTAATTCGCAAACGAGCATTTACGGTGCAACGGCTGGATGCCAGAGCGATTCAGAATTTTTTCCACCCGCAACTGACGATTCAGGCGGTTGATCTCCTCGCAACGTTTCTGGCCTTCAGCAAGTTGCCACTCACGCCACTCCGCAACCGTTCTGAATGGGGCGGTTACATGTGGTGGGGTCAGTCTGCGGATACGCTCCAGAACGCCTCCTGTCGCAATATTTTTCATGGTCTGTTACCCCCTGAAGCCTGGCGGGATCGCACTGTCCGGCAACGAGACGGTGTTAACCTGTCGGAGCAACGTCTCAGGCCGAACACCTTTCGGCGCGAACAGGCCCTGGTATTCATTGGCGATGCTGTGTCGAATCACCTGCTCAGGTGTAAAACCCTGCTGACGGAATTTTTCCAGTTCCCGTATCGCCCCGTTAGCGCCCTGCTCCGTTCGAATCGGTTTTCGCAATGCCTGTCTGAACCGGACCCACTCATGCCAGAGTGTTTCCGGCAACCAATCGGGCAGCTCAATAGCCTCCGGCTCGAATTTTTTAGACGCTCGTTTTTGGCGAGGGGGATTTAGGGGGAGATCAGTATTTAGATCTTCCTCTTCCTCTTCCTCTGGTAACGCTTTTTGATCCGTTTGTGTAACGCTGGCAGCGTTACCTTTTCGTTTCAGTTCGCGTATTTTTGTAACTCGCTCGTTTGTAACCGCCCGTTTTTTTGAGCTTTTTCCGTTATGACGTTCAAAGTTAGGTAGAGAAAGCCCAACGTCATTTTCGACCAGCCATCCAACCTGAATTAACGCATCAGCAAAACCAGCCATAAAAGTGATGCGATCTATTGCACTTTTTGTAACGCCGCGAGCGTTACAATCTGCATTACCGTCTATCATTTGTTGATCCGCCCATGCCCAGAAGCGAATAACCTTCCCTAATGCGGCATCTGGATCAATATTCAGAATCTCAGCAAGCCTGAATATTTCCGGCTTATCCGGCGTAATAACCTCGAGCTTTATCCAGTTTGAAGCCATTTGTTTTCACCTTGTAACGCTCGCGTCGTTACATTTAACTGATACCGAACAAAACAATCCGGCACGATTAATTTCAATCAATGCACTACGACAGAATCGCCGGGCGACCCACCACCGCTGAAATGTGCTTTCCGGTAAACGGCCTGGACTGCATCATCATGCGCATCAATTGCCGTACTCAACGCTTCCTGCGCCGCCAGTAATGCACGGCGTTCCAGGGTATCGAAGATGCAGAGTCGGTGACGCAGCTCGCGCGGAAGAATTGCCAGAACCGCAGGGATCAGTTTCTGAATTTTTTCCCTTTGCGCTTTCGTTTCACCTTTCAACCAACGGTGATAGATATTCTGCTGATTGTTCCAGTCCTTGCCTGGTACAAGGGGCAATTCGCCGCCCCCCCCCTGGCGCAGATATTCTTCAGTAATTGCGTTAGCGACCCACGCCTGCCCTTTTTCGGCTGCCAGGGCTAACAACACTGATTCGATGTGCTTATGCCTGATTTTCATGAATCAACCGCTCCTATGCTGTTTTCGCTATGCTTACCGTCTGGGGGGAATACATCGTCAAGTCCACAATGAGCGCCAAGCCGATTAAGGGTAGAAACAATTTTTCTGCACTCCTCTAGTCCAGGGGTACGAAAATTTGCTTCGTAATTTGCCAGTCGGCTTTGTATCCACCCTAACTGAACAGCAAGTTGTCTTTGAGACAGCCCAAGCTGTTTTCGATATGTTGAAATTTTGTTCATTGAAAACCTCCGATGACAATTTTAAACACACCTTGTGTTATATGGTCAAGCTATTTTGTGTTTTATGTAAATCACGATTCGTGATACAAGGATGCAATGGAAAAAGAAAACGAAAAAATTGCCGCTAGTAGGCTCAATGACAAAATTGCAATGCGTCTTAAAGAGCGCAGGCAGAAGCTTGGTTTATCTCAAGGAAAACTTGCTGAAATCTGCGGATGGACGCAATCGCGTATAGGTAACTATGAGGCGGGCAGCAGAAATGTTGGAGTGCATGACGCTGTCATATTGGGAAAGGCACTTGGCATATCTCCTCCTGAGCTCCTCTTTGGAGAACAGGAATCTTCTGAATTGTGGTTAAATGAATCCCAACGAAAACTTCTTGAGTTGTTTAACCAGCTACCGGGCTCAGAACAACAACGAATGATTGAGCTATTTGAAGTCCGGCTAAAAGAAATCGATGAGTATGTAGAAAAATATTTGAGAGGCAGGCTTAAAGATAATCCCCCACCGGAGTAATGATCTTGCTATCACAGTAATATGCCAATCAGCCCGCTATCAGCGGGCTTTTTTGTACCATCATCATATGACACCCACCACAAAACACATTCCGTGTTGACACAAGAAAACGTATTGTGTTTAATAAGCATATCCAAACAACGCCCCACCAGAGAACGGCAGGACAATACCTCGAGTTATCCAGCCACTGAACAGGGCTAAGTAGCCAGCCTGAGGCATACGAACATGACGGCAGTTGTTGATTGATACAAAGCGCAGTAGATAAAACGTTCCGCCACCCGGCGTTAAGGGGAAATGAGGTCAACATGGATACTATCGATCTTGGCAACAACGAATCTCTGGTATGTGGCGTGTTTCCCAATCAGGACGGCACATTCACCGCCATGACGTATACCAAAAGCAAAACGTTTAAAACCGAAGCTGGCGCACGTCGCTGGCTTGCCAGAAATACTTGCTAATCCATTATTTGGATTAATTCAATATTCTCGCTGTAGGGGTATAGCAGAAACCACCAAAGCCCGGAGGTGGTGAAATAAAACCGGGCACAACACGAAGGCGCATTTCCGATATCCATAAAGAGTCGGTCTTGTCTGTTAAATTTAAATGGTGGGAGTGCGCCTCCGGTTGTAAATAACGACATTGCTATGTGTAGTCTTTGGCGGCATCAGTTCTACTCCGTGGCTGCCCTGCCGCCCCTTTTTAAAGTGAATTTTGTGATGCGGTGAATGCGGCTAAGCGCACGCGGCACAGTTAAAAGCATCAGTGTTATGGGTGGATTATCCGGCGTTAATTGTTAACTGGTTAACGTCACCTGGAGGCACCAGGCACCGCATCGACAAAATTCATTTGTAAAAATGGAGATAATTATGATTGCTCATCACTTCGGAACTGATGAAATACCACGTCAGTGTGTGACCCCTGGCGATTATGTTCTTCATGAAGGTCGGACATATATCGCCTCGGCAAACAATATTAAAAAGCGAAAACTTTATATTCGTAGCCTGACTACAAAAACATGCATTTCTGACTGCATGATTAAAGTCTTCCTCGGTCGTGATGGTTTACCTGTAAAGGCGGAGTCATGGTAATGACTAAGAAAATAAAATGTGCTTATCACCTTTGCAATAAAGAAATTGAAGAAAGCAAAATCATTACAAGACCACTTCATTTCATGCGTGGAGTTATACCAACGACGGAAATGAAAAAATATTGTAGTGAAATCTGTGCCGAAAAAGACCAGATGGCACACGAACTTTAATTAACTGACTATCCGAAACTGAATTTATGCCAGCAATGGCAGGGATTCGCTCAACCTTAATTAAGGAGAAAAACATGATTACCAGTTATGAAGCCACTGTTGTTACTACTGATGACATTGTTCACGAAGTTACCCTGGAAGGAAAGCGTATTGGCTACGTGATTAAGACAGAAAATAAAGAAACCCCATTCACTGTGGTTGATATCGACGGTCCATCAGGCAACGTTAAAACACTTAACGATGGTGTTAAAAAAATGTGTCTGGTGCACATAGGAAAGAATCTGCCCGCAGAAAAAAAAGCCGAATTTCTGGCAACTCTGATTGCAATGAAATTAAAAGGTGAAATCTGAAAAAAAGAAAGCCTGCACACTGTGCAGGCCTGAGTGAAGAACCTGGGACATTTATTCATCACTCGCATTAATTTTAATCTGAGTTGAGGTTAAAAAGCAATGAGCACCGATAAACAAGTTTACCCACTGTATTACGAAGCAAAAAATGACAAAGTAAGAAAACGTCTCGGTATTAAAGGCGGTTTCTACTGGGCTGAAGCGAAAAAATTATCCATTGCCATCTCCCGTGGTGCTGTTGCGATTGACGATGCTGGCTACGATGAAGATGACTTTAAAAAACCTGTTCGCGTCAATTTGCCCGTTGTTGATGACCTTCCACCAGAAGGCGTATTTGATACGGAATTCTGCAACCGTTACGAAAAAGGCGGGGAAGATGGCATCACAATGGTATTTATCGCGCCCTCATCCTCTGCGCAGGACAAGCCAGCCAGCACTGACAATACCAATGTTAATGGCGAAGACATGACGGAGATTGAGGAGAATATGCTACTCCCGATTTCCGGTCAGGAGCTGCCCATTCGCTGGCTTGCTCAACACGGCAGCGAAAAACCGGTAACGCACGTTTCACGCAACGAACTACAGGCATTACACATTGCACGAGCTGAAGAACTACCAGCTGTTACTGCCCTGGCTGTTTCCCACAAAACCAGCCTGCTCGACCCGCTGGAAATTCGCGATCTCCACAAACTGGTGCGTGATACTGACAGAGTTTTCCCTAATCCAGGCAATTCAAGCCTGGGGCTGATGACTGCTTTTTTCGAAGCATACCTGGACGCAGACTACACCGATCGCGGTCTGCTGACAAAAGAGTGGATGAAAGGAAACCGTGTTTCACGCATCACGCGCACGGCTTCCGGCGCTAATGCTGGCGGCGGGAACCTCACCGATCGCGGCGAAGGTTTCATTCACGATCTGACGTCACTGGCGCGCGACGTAGCCACTGGCGTACTGGCTCGTTCAATGGACGTGGACATTTATAACCTTCATCCGGCACACGCTAAACGTGTCGAGGAAATTATCGCTGAAAATAAACCGCCCTTTTCTGTTTTCCGCGACAAATTCATCACCATGCCTGGCGGGCTGGATTATTCCCGCGCCATCGTGGTTGCGTCCGTAAAAGAAGCACCAATTGGGATCGAGGTTATCCCCGCACACGTCACTGAATATCTTAACAAAGTACTGACTGAAACTGATCATGCCAACCCTGATCCAGAAATCGTGGATATTGCCTGCGGTCGTTCCTCTGCCCCGATGCCGCAGCGTGTAACAGAAGAAGAAAAACAGGATGATGAAGAAAAACTGCAACCATCTTGCGCAATGGCAGATGAACAGGCAACGGCTGAAACAGTGGAACCGGATGCAACTGAACATCATCAGGACACGCAGCCGCTGGATGCTCAGTCACAGGTAAATTCTGTTGATGCGAAATATCAGAAACTGCGGGCAGAACTCTATGAAGCCCGGAAAAACATTCCGCCCAAAAATCCTGTCGATGCAGACAAATTACTGGCTGCCTCTCGCGGAGAATTTGTTGAAGGGATTAGCGACCCGAATGATCCGAAATGGGTTAAGGGAATTGAAACCCGAGATTCTGTGAACCAGAACCAGCCCAAATCGGAACAAAACAACCAGAAAGCGGAACAAAACAGCCAAAATGCACAGAAAAATGAGCCAGAAACGAAACAATCTGAACCAGTAGCGCAACAGGAACCGGAAAAAGTCTGTGCCGCCCGCGGTCAGAGCGGTGGCGGCAACTGCCCTGATTGTGGCGCGGTGATGGGCGACACCACATATCAGGAAACCTTTAATGAAGAAAATCTGGATGAATCTCAGGAAAAAGATCCGGAGGAAATGGAAGGCCCTGAACATCCGCACAATGAGAATGCTGGCAGCGATCCGCATCGCGATTGCAGTGATGAAACTGGCGAAGTCGCAGATCCCGTAATCGCAGGAGACATAGAGCCTGGTATTTATTACGGAATTTCGAATGAGAATTACCACGCGGGTCCCGGTGTCAGTAAGTCTCAGCTCGACGACATTGCTGATACTCCGGCTCTGTATTTGTGGCGTAAAAATGCCCCAGCGGACACCACAAAGACAAAAACGCTCGATTTAGGAACCGCTTTCCACTGCCGTGTACTTGAACCGGAAGAATTCAGTAACCGCTTTATCGTGGCACCTGAATTTAACCGCCGTACAACCGCCGGAAAAGAAGAGGAGAAAGCGTTTCTGATGGAATGCGCAAGCACAGGAAAAACGGTTATCACTGCCGAAGAAGGCCGGAAAATTGAACTCATGTATCAGAGCGTTATGGCTTTGCCGCTGGGTCAATGGCTTGTTGAAAGCGCCGGACACGCTGAATCATCAATTTACTGGGAAGATCCTGAAACAGGAATTTTGTGTCGGTGCCGTCCGGACAAAATTATCCCTGAATTTCACTGGATCATGGACGTGAAAACCACAGCGGATATTCAACGATTCAAAACGGCTTATTACGACTACCGCTATCACGTTCAGGATGCATTCTACAGTGACGGTTATGAAGCACAGTTTGGTGTGCTGCCAACTTTCGTTTTTCTGGTTGCCAGCACAACTGTTGAATGCGGACGTTACCCGGTTGAGATTTTCATGATGGGCGAAGAAGCAAAACTGGCAGGCCAGCAGGAATATCACCGCAATCTGAGGACCCTGGCTGACTGCCTGAATACCGATGAATGGCCAGCTATTAAAACGTTATCACTGCCCCGCTGGGCTAAGGAGTATGCAAATGACTAAGCAACCACCTATCGCAAAAGCCGATCTGCAAAAAACCCAGGGAAACCGTGCACCAGCAGCAGTAAAAAATAACGACGTGATCAGCTTTATTAATCAGCCATCAATGAAAGAGCAACTGGCAGCAGCTCTCCCACGCCATATGACGGCTGAACGAATGATACGTATCGCCACCACAGAAATTCGTAAGGTTCCGGCGCTAGGAAACTGTGACACCATGAGTTTTGTCAGTGCGATCGTTCAGTGTTCACAGCTCGGCCTTGAGCCAGGTAGCGCCCTCGGCCACGCATATTTACTGCCTTTTGGTAATAAAAACGAAAAGAGCGGTAAAAAGAACGTTCAGCTAATCATTGGTTATCGCGGCATGATTGATCTGGCTCGCCGTTCTGGTCAAATCGCCAGCCTGTCAGCCCGTGTTGTCCGTGAAGGTGACGAGTTTAGTTTTGAATTTGGCCTTGATGAAAAGTTAATACACCGCCCGGGAGAAAACGAAGATGCACCAGTGACCCACGTCTATGCTGTCGCAAGACTGAAAGACGGAGGGACTCAGTTTGAAGTTATGACGCGCAAACAGATTGAACTGGTGCGCAGCCAGAGTAAGGCTGGTAATAACGGGCCATGGGTAACTCACTGGGAAGAAATGGCAAAAAAAACGGCTATTCGTCGCCTGTTTAAATACCTGCCTGTCTCAATTGAAATCCAGCGTGCAGTATCAATGGATGAAAAGGAACCACTGACAATCGATCCGGCAGACTCCTCTGTATTAACCGGGGAATACAGTGTAATCGATAATTCAGAAGAATAATTCAGCCTGGCGGTGTAATGCACCGCCAACGTGAGACAGTTTTTATGACAAAAATTATGAGATATGACGATGTTAAACCATGTCCGTTTTGTGGTTGTCCATCTGTTACGGTGAAAGCAATTTCAGGATATTACCGGGCAAAATGCAACGGATGCGAATCCCGAACTGGCTATGGTGGAAGTGAAAAAGAAGCACTCGAAAGATGGAATAAACGAACTACTGGAAATAATAATGGAGGTGTTCATGTATAAAATTACTGCCACTATTGAAAAGGAAGGTGGCACTCCTACTAACTGGACAAGATATTCAAAATCTAAATTAACGAAATCAGAATGCGAAAAAATGCTCTCAGGGAAAAAAGAAGCAGGCGTTTCCAGAGAGCAGAAAGTAAAGCTGATAAATTTTAATTGCGAGAAACTTCTGTCCTCGTGAGTTGCATTATATACAAATTAGAACTTCATAGCTGATTATTAAAAATCAACCACATCCGCCAGTATTCTGTATATTTACTGGCGGTCATATCGTAAGAGGTATGGCAATGAATCTTGTGACACTCAAAACGTGGGGAAAACTCAGATATCCGGATAACCCACCATCAATATCAACGCTGAGACGATGGGCAAGGAATGGAAACATTTATCCTGCACCTGAACTACACGGGAGGAGTTACAGGGTGGTTCCGGAGGCTTTCTATATCAACCCAAATAAGGTTGATACCGATATAACACACCATCAGCCTAATGGGCGACAAGGGAGAGACAGTCCGTTACTGGAGAAGTTAAAACATGCAGCGGAAAAAATACGATCCCAATTTGCCTAAAAACTTAACATATCGAAGGAGGGACAAAGCATATTACTGGCGCAACCCTCTGACGAAAGAAGAATTTACACTAGGTAAAATTTCAAGAAGAGATGCAGTAGCGCAGGCAATTGAAGCAAATCATTATATATACAAAAACTACTCTCCTGCTGCCTTAATTGAAAAGCTTAAAGGGTTCGACTCATTTACTATGGCAGACTGGATTGAACGTTACAAAACGATTCTTATAAGGAGAAAAGTGTCCAGAAATACTTATAAAATTCGGGTAAATCAACTGGAGACAATAAAAGAAAAATTGGGGGAAATTTTACTGACAGAAATAACCACTCGCCATATTGCCGAGTTTCTTGATTTGTGGATTGAAGGAGGGAAAAACACAATGGCAGGATCAATGCGTTCTGTGTTGTCTGATATGTTTCGTGAGGCCATTGTTGATGGACGTATATCTCAAAATCCAGTAACGCCAACAAGAGCACCGAAAATAGTAGTTACAAGAGAACGACTGAAACTAAAGACATACAACTGCATCAGGGAGGCAGCAGATCAACTTCCGGCATGGTTCCCATTAGCTATGGATTTAGCCCTTGTAACAGGACAACGTCGCGAAGACATAACGAATATGCGCTTTAGTGATATTTATGATGATCGTCTCCACATCAGGCAAATTAAGACAGGAATGATGATTGCTATCCCCCTGTCACTCAGCCTTCCTGTCGCTGGTCTACGGCTTGGTACAGTAGTTGAACAGTGCCGCCTGGTAAGCCGGGGAGATTATCTAATCAGTGCCGGGATTAGAAAAAACAGCCCTGACGGCAGCATTCACCCGGATGGCCTGACAAAAAAATTTGTCGCAGCCAGAAAATTAACAGGTATCCAGTTCAGTGAAAACCCACCAACTTTTCACGAGATCAGAAGTCTGGCTGGACGATTGTACAAAGAAACATGTGGAGAAGAATTTGCTCAGCGTCTACTTGGCCACACATCGGAGAAGACAACAAAAATGTATCTTGATGAGAGAGAAAAAACGTACTTACTACTCTGATTTTAACGTAAATGGATTGTTAAATGTATTTTGGTTGTGATATAACCAAAAAAGACCGGAATACAGAAATTCGAGTAAATTTCGGGGAATTTCGGGAAGACGTTTGCAACTAATTGATTTTAAATACAATTAAAAAAAGACCGAATACGATTCCTGTATTCGGTCCAGGGAAATGGCTCTTGGGAGAGAGCCGTGCGCTAAAAGTTGGCATTAATGCAGGCTTAGTTGCCTTGCCCTTTAAGAATAGATGACGACGCCAGGTTTTCCAGTTTGCGTGCAAAATGGTCAATAAAAAGCGTGGTGGTCATCAGCTGAAATGTTAAAAACCGCCCGTTCTGGTGAAAGAACTGAGGCGGTTTTTTTATTGGAAATCAAAAGGCTATTTTAGGTAATTAACAGAGTTTTTCAGCTCGTTCTATAAACGGTGCCAGACTCATTTTTTCGCCGGGATTGTTAGGATCATCAATCTGAATCACCGAAATGGGTTGGGCTTTAGTCTTCCCACTGGCAACTTCCTTTTGTGCGATATCGTTTAAAGGATACTGCACGAGGGTACTTGGGTTGATGACATACAAAGCATTACCCGGTCGGCAAGTCAGCATCACCTCTTCGCGATTAAACGCCCATTTGTCTTTACCCACTTCAAAACGGCTGACGGTAATCACCTGCGGTGCAGCCAGCGCCGCTGCAGAACTGGTGAGTAACAGAAACGCCAGAATACTTTTTTTCATCAT